CATATCGAGGCCGTCGATTGCTTGAAGAAACGGTAACTTCTGCTGGACCCGCTCGACGACATTCCTTGTGATGTTCTGCCTAAGCTGGGCGTTGTCGGCTGCGAAAGCGGCCTGCTGCCGCTCCTGCAACTGCTTCGCCTCTGCCAATGCGGCGTCGGCGTTAGCGTAAAGATGTTCTCTCCGCTGCAAGATGGGATCAATGTCCTCCATGATCCGGTAGATCCTAGCCTTATCCCGATCACTGGCATCCGGCAGAATATGAGATAACTGCTCTTCCTGTTCCTGCGGGTCGTCCAGTGACAGCACGTCAATCAAGGCGTCAGAATCGATCTCATACTTGTCGGCGATCTGGTCAGCCTGCTCTACAAGGGCTTCCAGTGGCTGCGAGACCGCCTGATAATAAGCGGGAGTCTGCTCCAGATTAGTGAGAGCCTGCTGATGCTCATACTCAGAGAGCTTCTCTTGTAGCTGCTCAACGTCTTTATTCTCAACGAGTCCCGTCAGTTCTTTAATCTTTGACTGGTATTCTGTGGATCGTTGCCTCAACATATCCAACTCAGAACGGTTGGTCTTCAACTCAGTCTTGAGTTCCTTGAAACGGTTCGCCGCTTTGGGCGTCCAGTCATCACCAATGTCGTCAGTCAAGCTCTCAATCGGATCTGTATCCTGAACCTCTGTATCCTGAACCTCTGCAACTGGTTCAGGTTCCGCTGCTGCTGGTTCATCAGCAACTGGTTCCGGTTCAGCGGTTGCTTGATCCATGTTCGCGAAAGCGGCTTCCAGTGAGGCTTCAAAGGAAGAGGGTTCAGTGGCGTCCGGCAAGGCGTCGATGTTAGTTGGTGCTTCTACGGCTTCGGGAGCCTCTACGGCTGCTTCTACAGGTGCTTCTACAGGTGCGTCCATTCGTCTGGTTGGTTGGTTTTAGTGTTGGATGGCCGATTAGTCAGCTTCTCCAGATCATTAAAGGCGTCCCTGTATCCCGCATACCAAGCCAGTTTATGGCTGTTCGCTTGCGGGTCTGCATCCAACGACGTAACCGTTGGGCCAGAAGCCTCTTTCAAAATCGCAATAGCCTGTTGCAAGGTAGGGTCGTCGATGATCTCCTTGAGCCTTGTAACTGACTTTAAATCGTTGAACCAGTGTTCCAGTTTAATGGGAACCGTGGCTTTCTTTTTAGCTGGCATTATTCTTGTTCACGAAACTTCAAGGCGGCTTGCGCGTCGCGGATCGCTTGCTCTTGGTCGAACTTCTGTTGCTTGATAGCCATGTCTAGTTCGGCCTTCTGCTGCGTGATCTGCATATCGACTTGCGCCTTCTGTAGCTTCATGTCTACCTCAGACATCTGAGGCTGTCCAGCACCATCTTCAGAAATTTGCTGTTGCTGTTGCTGCTGTTCTCTCTGAATCTTTTCCAACGCCTTCATGGTGTTGTTGATCGCCTCTTCGGCATACTGGAGAATCTGCTTGGCGTTTCCGACCACGGCCCCCAATGCAGGGTCACCGGATGCGTATTGAGCGGTCTCGGAAATGTGCTGGTAGAGTGCCTGCAACGCCGGAAGAACCTGCTGCGGATCTGCTTGGCCTTCGTTGATAGCCTGAATGAACTGCTGCAACAGCGGGACGTGCAACTGCAAGTGCTGGCCGTGTAGCTCGCTGGAGACAACAGGAACCTGCTGACCCTGCTGCAACTGCTGGTTCTCAAGGTAAGCGATCTTGGTATCTACCGTCTGTCTCTCCGACTCTTGTGCCGGAACGTAGCGATCCGCGAGGTCGTGGCCGACACGAGTGCTAACGATGTCACGAGTAAGGTTGCGGCGACCAACGTCGTCGAATTGGCCACTAATGCCTTGAAGCTCGCGAAGCGAGACGAGTCTGTTTGCGTGCGATCCATTACCAATGGAACGAACTGCTTTGGTCTGTGCGACATCTAATTTTTGAATGAATTCTTTCTCTACGCCCCGCTTCTCGCAGCGGTCGAAGAAATCTTTAATCGCCGCATCAGGCCGCTTGACCTGAACAATACGGCGGACCATCTCGCGCATCAGGCGAGTCCAACTTGAGTAGAATAGGTTAAGCGTTGAACCACTAATCCTTGTAGCGACATCCATGTCCGCTACCACCTGCATCTTGTTCTTGTATGGCGAAGTCTGATTCGGGCCATACGGCGACATCGTATCAGTGTTGAGGTTCAACTGCTGAGTGAGATCCTGCAAAGCTGGCTGGACTGCGGTTCCTAAGTTAGGAATAGCCTTCTCAACGATCTTCACGTTAGGCGACATCACGGCATACGCTCCGTAGAAGGTAAAGCTGAGTTCGTCTAGTGAGCGTTGGTTCTCAGGCTGAATCATAACAGCCGACGCCAACATTGCGCCGTCGATCTGCTGGCATCGTAACCTGTTACTGGTCTGGATGTGGGAGAAGATCCGCTGGCCGAGACCTCTGATCGAATGATAAGTGCCGTTACTGCCTACTCCGTAAGTGAAGAAGATGTACGCCTGTTCAGGCGAATCGTAGCGGCTGACCTTTTTGTAGAGGAAATCTTTAGGACTGGACTCAGCGGATATGTAATGACTCACGCTACCGTCGATCTCGCGTACCCAGTAGTGCAGCACGTCAACGGTAGGGTTCTGGATGCCTGTGTAGAGATCGTTGTTCTTGATCTCTGCCTGCAACGCTTCGTAATCAGAGAATGTATTGCCGGACGTGTAGGCGCGGCCAGAGGTCTTGACGTTCTCCATCATTACCCGCTTGACCTCTTTCACGTTCCAGCCGACCGCCTTAGCGGCCTTCTCGTTCTTAATAAAGTGGTAGAGTTCGTGTAGCTGATACTGGCGGCGTCCTACCGCGATATCGATTGCGTTCTCTGATGCCTGTGACTGTCTCGGAATAAGAATGTCCGCGAAGCCGCCGACGCGGAACTTCCAGTCCTCCGGCGAGTCGAAGTAAGCGATCCCGACTCCGTGCTTAATAAACTGTGTGCAGAGACGGAGGTAGCTGCTGTGGAACTCCGGCCAGCGGCGGAAGAGATCCGTCAGCTCTTGCGCCACGATGTCCTCCTTTGGACCTACTTCGCTCCGCTCGCCTGTCGTGGCCTTGACCTCTACAAGACGCTCAAGAGAGGTGTAAAGGTCAACGTAGGCCGAAAGGGAGATGTCCAGCAGACGCTGCGCCTCTCCGAAGTTCAGGTTGGTCTTGAGTCCCTGACCACTGGCCGCTAACTGTGATTGGCTATAAGGTGCGACGCCGTCGAACATACTGTCGATCCGAGAGCGGTTCACGGCAGACTTCTCGTCGGCGCGGAGCAAGGTTGCAAAAATACCTACGGCGGCTTTTACATCCTTGAGACGTGTTTTGACGGGTTTGCCCTTATCATCTAGGCTCCCTAAATCGAGGCCGTCTAAGTCAATTAAGTTTGACATACTTGGCGAGTATATTGGTTTGGCGCGTAATGTCAATCATTTGGGTAAGCCTCCTCCATAATCTTCTCCATCCGTACCCAGTGGGCGCGACCGTCTCTAGTCTTGAGACGGACGTATTCTTTCTTTCCGAAGTCCTTAGTATGCACTAAGAAGGGGACGCCCCTGTATTTTTTGCCTGTGTTCTGGTATTTCCAGACGGCTCCGTAAGGCGTTACCTTGTAATCGGGATAGTCGGCTACCACCACGAACTCCTCGTCCGGTAAGCCGTGTCGGACTACAGTCGGGTTGTCGTGGTTAACCTTTCTATACACACCGTCGTCATCAGTAACAAAGGAATGATGTTTTAGGCTCTGCCAATACCGCTTAATCTTTTTGTCGGTTTTAAGGTTGTAGATGTAATCGTCGTCGGTCAGGGCGTAGTGGGACGCTCCTTCAACGGGTGTCCAGTCTTCTGGTATGTGGTGTTTGGTCATGTCGGAAGTCGGTAAAAAAAACTTTTCTCTGAGGCTCTTAGTACCTTATAATATATTATAAGGTACTATACGTCTAGGAAAAAAGTTTTTTTTCGTAGTTTAGGTGCGGGTTTTCCAGCACTCCATTCCCTTAAAAAAAACTTTTCTCTGAGGCTCTTAGTATCTTATAATATATTATAAGGTACTATACGTCTGGGAAAAAAGTTTTTTATTGGATTTTAAGTGCCGCTTTTCTAGCATTACGTTTTGCCATGATTTTAGCTTTGTTTTTGCGATAATACTCTTTGTTGTAATTCTTTACGCGATTCTTGAACGCCTCATACTCCTCCGGTTCAAGGACTTTTGCCACCTCCAATTTCCGAGAGTAGCTGTATTTTGTCTTACGGTAATACTCATTTTGGTAGTCGAGCCTCTTTTCCCGATTCTTCAAATAGTATTCCTTCTTCTTTTTTGGGTCGTAATTCGCCATGCCCAACTCTAGCCGAAAGCCAGACCCCCGTCAATTTTTTTCTAAATGGTATATTGTATACACTGCACTCCGTGCAAAAATCCGAGACCTACCGGTGGCGTCTCCCGAACCCCGAACCCCAAATCACTATCATACTATCATGATCAACGCATCACGATACGACGATGCGTTAGTAGTGGTGAGGGATCAGGGAAGCGGGATTCATGAATCAGGAATCAGGTGTCGGTGGATCGGAAGGAAGGCGGGGCATTGCTCTGCATCAGGTCCAGTGTCCGGTGTCCAGTGTCCGGTCTGGTGTCCGGTCTGGTGTCCGGTGTCCAGTGTCCGGTCTGGTGTCCGGTCTGGTGTCCGGTGTCCAGTGTCCGGTCTGGTGTCTGGTGTCTAGTGTCTGGTGTCCAGTGTCCGGTCTGGTGTCCGGTCTGGTGTCCGGTGTCCAGTGTCCGGTCTGGTGTCTGGTGTCTAGTGTCTGGTGTCTGGTGTCTGGTGTTCCCCGCTTCCCGCTTCCCGCTTCCCGCTTCCCGCTTCCCTTATCATGATTACTGAATATCGAAAAAAGATTCGATTGTGCTTGCAATAGGTCAATTCCTTTTCTTGGCCCTCAGATGCGATCTGAGAGCGTTTGCCCCCGTCCGGCTGGTCCTATTCAATTTCTTTTCGAAACGCGATCCTGAGCGATTCGATGTTCTGTTGAACAGTGAAAAGGGTGTTCAAAACTTTGCCTTTATATAGTGTGTTTTTTGAGGGGCAGCCGGAACATCGAGAAGGGGTTGATTGGTAAGGGATTAGGGTGATCGGTGAAAAAAGAAAAGAATTTGACCGATTTAGCTTGCAGAAAGTAAACCGTTATTTTAGTTTCTAGTCATCGCCACAACGGCGTGAGTTGAGTCCACCGACCGACTGCCCCGATCTTTGAAATCACAGAATAGTTTAAGCGTCTTTTAAATAGCACGGGCCGACATTGGCCCGTTCCGCTATTCCCCGCTTCGGCGGGGCATAGCTCACAGCCTCCGGCCATGCCGGAAGTTGCGAGCTATGACAAAACAAGAACAAATAGACATCGTTAGAAACGCAGCACAATCTCTCAACGGAACCCTGATGGGAGATTGGCTCGATGAATCGGTTGCCCAAGCCGCCTCTGCATTGGACTCTGACATCAATCCAGCAATTTGGGTTCATGGAATAGAAGAGGCAGTCGCGGTGAAGACATCTACCAAGGTCGCCGAAATACAAGCCTCCTTTGAAAAACGGGAAGCTGAACTAGCCAAGCGGGAAAGAGACTTCGAAAAGCGCGAATCCGACTTCGAACATTGGAGAGCGGACTTCCACAACACCGTCACCAAGACGGCCTCCCATCTGGAGTATGTGATCGATCACCTCTAACCCTAACCGCTACACCCCGCTCCGGCGGGGCGTAGCTCTCAGCTACCGGAAAGATCGGTGGTTGAGAGCTATGAGTAATACTACCACAAAGCAAGACGTGTCCGCCCCTACTGTTGAATTCCTCGCCATCACCGGATTCGGCTGGGCCTATGCTGACTCGCCAGCGATGGCGATTCAGAAAGCGCAATCGAATATCTCCTACGGGGCGAAGCCTCGTAAGGGATCGAAGAAATGGGAGGAGGCTCAAGACAAAATCCATCTCTGGATGGTTCCCTCCACTTGGCACGGGACTGACAACTACAGGCCCATCGATGAAGACGGCAACCCTGTTGGAATCCTCCTCCACGGCCATTACAAGCCCGAAGATAAAACGGCCCAATATGAGGTCATGGACTCGGCCATCAAAGGATGGTTGGAAAACAGATAACCCTGAACCCTGAACCCTGAACAATGAAGATTAAAAAATGGATCGTAAACTTGAATGGCCAACACCACACCGTCACAGGTGATTGCGATGGGCATTTGGAAATTCACATCAGCCACGAGGATGGAACTCCTGTTTACGCTCTTGAGCGCGACATGGAAACGCCAAACGGATGGTTAGATTCCTTCACATCAGAAGGCATAGAAGGGAACTACCGTAAAAAAATCATCAACCACTAACCCTGAACCCTGAACCCCTGCACCATGCAAGACGCATGGTGCAGTATTCAGGGGTCACAACGACCCACTGAAACAGAACCAATAAACCAATAGAAAGAAAAAACTATGTCACATCAAATTACAGAAATCGACACCGTGTTATGTCCTGAAGGTTCCAAGTATCGCACTTGGCACGGGCTAGAGCAAACATCAGCAAAGCCGATCACGTTGGAAGTCGCGAGGGATCACGATCTCTTGCCCGTTGTCCGAAAGTCTCCGATTCATGTAGCGGGTAATCACCCGCCGATTGAGAACTTCAAAGCCCTGACAACGTGGGACAAGAACGGTGAGCTGACCACGCTCGACGTGGTCTCTGACCGATACTCGATCATTCAGAACGAGCAGATATTCAAGACCATGTCCGAGTCCTTCAAGGGGACAGGACTGGAATACACTCTGTCCTGCATCGGCACGTTGGGTGGCTTGAAGAAGTTCTTCATCTCGGTCGCCGTAGGCGATGACGATGGCGGGTTCACCGTCAACGGTGATAAGTTTCACGGCAACGTGAACTTCAACACCTCACATGATGGAGGATCGTTCTTCGCCAACGACAGTCTAACCCGAATCGTATGCGGGAACACACTCCGGCAAAGCATGAACGGAGATAAAAACGTGTCATTCAAGATCAGGCACAAGGGCGATACCGCCAGCAAGGGTAAGGATCTTAGTCGCTACCTTCAGGCAGTCTTCACCTCTCGCGAAGTATTCGCCGAGAACATGGGCAAGCTGGCTGAACAGCGAGTAGCTGGCGATGACATCAAGCAGATCGTCGGTGGCTTCTTTGTGAAAGAAGCATTCAAGCGTGGCGAAAAGCTGGAGGAGGGTTTCAAGACCCGCTCGCTCAACATGATCGACGGGATCACTGACCTCGCCATCTCCGGTCGCGGAAACAGTGGACGGTCTCTCTATGATGCCCTCAACGGAGCGACTGAGTTTTGGACGAGTGGTGACGGCGTAGGCCGGACAGCGAGTGCCGGAAAGAAAGCCTACTCTTCCGAATTCGGAAACGCTGCTGCCAGCAAGGAGAAGTTCTCCGAGTATCTCGTCAAAGGCGAGTTTGAATCCTCGCTTCAGGAGGATACAAAGCGCATCCTCGCCCTCACTTCCTAGTGAGTCTTGATACACTGCCCCCTCCAGCCGGAGGGGGCAGTAATCAGGAATGAGCCTGAAATTAAACCAATAAAGAATAAAGATGAAATTCGACAAACTAAGACAGAAACTCGGCATGATCAATCCAGAAACCCTGACCGATGTCCTCGATGGAAAGATAAAATTAAGTCATGAGGAAAGAGAGGAATTCAATGAATACATGGACATGGGCCGGAGAATGTTCGCAAAAAAGAAATCCTAAACCGGATCTTGATACACTGCCCCCTCCAATCGGAGGGGGTAGTAATCAGGAATCAGCCTGAACTTAAACCCTAAAAATAAATGAGAGAAATAATCGAAGTAAAAGGGAACTGCACCCTCAAAAAGCAGGGAGGTCGCTACGTCATGACTAACGACTCAACAGGTGCTTGTCATAGCATCTCGGCCCGACCGGACATCAGCCCTCTTAAGAGGCTGGTGGCCCACTGGGAATCGTTCCTCAAATTACAACTCGATGGAATCGAGTTAAAAGACCTGAACGCTTCCACTCTGAAGGAAGCGTTGAGAGAGGCAAAGATGGTCGCCCTCGATAACGGAGACGGTGGGGACTACTGCCAGACGGCGGGACAACTCGTCCTTGTAGACTCAGACGGTGAGCGGATCGGTGGGGGGCCAAGCGTCTACTTTGACGGTCAACCTAAATTGCGAGACATCCGCGAGCTGTTTGAAGACCACCCCAAAGCCGTGACCGTGTCTGTCGAAGGACAAACCCGCTGGTATGGTGAGGGGAACGCTGCCCAGCGTTTCGAGGACTCCGAGATCTGCGACTGGTGGGTATTGAACATCGTCCGATAACTTTAACCCTAAAACTAAATATGTATAAGTATACCACAACTGAGCTTCAATCGCTCCCACCGTCATTCGGCGGCAATAATGATTACGGTTGCGAGACCGTCACCTGCTTCTCGCCTTCTCCTAAGAAGGCGGTAGCGATGGAGGGAACCATCACCCGCTCCCGTGAGGGAGTCGAGGGCGTTCCCGTCCTCCTGAATGCGACCCTAGTCGCCCCCAACGGTCGAGTCGTTTTCGACCGTTGGGATTAACCAACAACTAAGCCAGTATGAAAACCGAACAATGCCAAGCCTTTTGGCGAAACAAAAAAGGCGCGTGTTGCTTGGCCACCTTCCCATCATCCGAGCTTCCTGAGTTTGTGATGAAACGGTGGCGGCAGCGTCAGGAGTGCGATGTTTACTACGTCAAAGATCAAGAGATTCCGCTTGATGAACACGGTTATCGGGACATCGAATACCGTGCCGGAAAAGTATGGAAGCTCGACGATGGGAGTGATCGTTGGGACTATTACTACGACTTCGATGAACCCTGAACCCTGAACCCTGAACCCTGAACCAGTGCGCCCTGTAGATGATACAGGGCGCACCATTCAGGAGTCATGAAGACTCTTATGAACAAGAATAAAACTGTGAAAAAAATAAAAGAATACCCCGAAGGGGACATAATCGAGTCCGCACCTGTAAGGTCTGGCCGGACTGAGTTGGAATACTACAAACTACACCTATGGGCATATTCCGATGGAACATACACCATTGGTGATGATGACGGTGACCATGAGGAAGCTGATAAAGAGGATGTGGAGGAGTTCTTGAGGCTATCGCCTCAACGACACAGGGCGTATGATGACTACGTTGCCGAGACCGGAGAAGACCCCTGCGAATTATACTTCGTTGCTCGAAAGCGTGAGGTCAATCAACGTGTGGAGTTACACCTGCAAAACTACGTAGGGGCATCCGAGTTTGGATTGCGCCTAAGAAAGGTAACGCTCCCCAACGGTGAGGATATTACACCCGCCCAATGCCTCGCCGATCACCCAAAATTGGCTGAGTTTATTGAGCTTAAAAAACAGGAGTCGGGACACTTCATCTTGGATGAGGTAAACGAGCAGGTGCTTCGGGAATGCCCCGAAGTAGAGGAGTGGCAGGATTATCTCAGCACCGTGTTCGTGAATGCTGTCTGGGATGAGCCGATCCCTGAAGAGGAACTGCGCGTCACGCTCCGAGAGAAGGCGAAAAAATCACTAGAAAGTAACCGATAAGCAATAAACCAAGATTATGATTAAAGAAAAATACCTAGTGACAATATATCAAGAAACTTACACTACTGTTGAAGTGGAAGCAAACGATAAGCATGAAGCAGAAGACCTTGCTCTTATGGGAGAAGGCAAAGTTGATGACGTTACGATCAAAGATTCAGAAGTGATAACCAATAAACCAATAAACCAATGAGCAAAACTCAGTTAGTAATCGCGTCCACGATCTTTCTCGTTGCCGTGTATTCAATCCACGCCGTCGGTGGCATCGATACCATCGTCCGACGACTAATCTCCACGATATTTGAACTATGAATTATTTAGAAATCGTCGGAGTTATATTAGCCACGCCTCTGATCGTCATAGTCATCGCCGCGAGCATGATCAAGTCGGAAGCTCGCCGGATCGAGAAACTGAAGCAGCGTGCCGATAGGAAGAAAGGGAGGCGTTCATGATCTACTTCACCGACACCGACCCCGACGAGGCAGCGAGCAATCTCTGCGACCGTCACCTGCGAAAGACCGTGAGATTCACCCAAAAAGTGTTCTCGGAAGCCGCTGAGAATCGCACACAGCATCGCGACCCGTATGTCCGGTGGGGCTGTTCAAGTCTCACGAACTTAAAATGGGTCGTTGAACATGGAAACGCATCGGCTCATGAGCTTTACTATCGATTCCACAAACCCGTCCGAATCGAAGACAGCCTGCCTTTGATCAGGGCCAGAGAGATGATGGACTCTCTGGCCCTCCCGCCCGTAGACCCCGACCATATCTTCTTTCCTGATGAAATAGATAAGGTTAGGGAGTTTTACCGTTTAAAGGTTTTTCCAAAATCGAGATGGACAAGGCGATATCCGCCTGATTGGATGCACCCGTCACTTCTGGTGAAGTGACTTGTTTATTCATAGCACAAGGAGGTAGGGAGAAATCCCTGCCTCCTTTTTTTGTGCCTAGAAATAAGTGGGAAAAACCGCCCAGAAATCCCCCACTTACTATCATAGTTTAATCCACGCAAGCTCTACTCAGATTCTGTAATAGGCCGGACAGGAATGTAGCGGTTGAGCTTTGAGGCGTGGTCGTAGACCTGCTGCGCTCGCGCCCTACCATATTCATCAGTCCTTGGGTCGAGCAGACCCTCGATAATGTATTTGAACGACGGCTTGTCCATGTAACCTTTACTCAGTAGAGCGACCCGATCTCGACCCAGCTTCTTATCCTTCATCCCCTTGAGGAGGTCGGTGTTAGTGAGTCCGAGAGAGGCGAACCCTTTATTGATCCGCATCAGTTCGTAGTTAAGGAGGCGTCGATCCTCGATGTTCTCATCGATGATGTCCGCTACATCTCCGTCGCTCATCGGGACGTTACGCTTCACCGCGTTGAGTCCGCTCTTCACGTTGTTGTATCGCTTGTTTAGATCCAGCAGGTATCGCGAATACTGTTTCTGGAGATCAACATCATGAACACGCGCAGGCATCGCGCCGTCCATAATCTCAAGAGTCATGCCCTTCAGAGATCCGGTTGACCAGCCCTCGACAAAATCTTTACCAAGTCGCGGAGCGTATGCCTCCTTGGCGATGTAACCTAAGATCTTCGATCCAGCTTCCACCGGACCATCGGCCCCCTTATTCCAAATTGGTTTACCCGTTGACGGGTTAAGGTTTCGGCGAGCCTCAGACACTGCTCCCGCGAGAATCTGATCGTCTAAGTATTGATCCCTCACCAAGCCTAGCGCGAGAGCGGCTCCCGCTTCGGTGAACTCACCGCTGCGGATGTTCTCATACGCTCGCAGGAATGGATCGACCAGTAGCGAGTATGGATTAACGTAAGTAAGGTCAACCGACTTCAGCTCACCGTTCCATCTGTAATAGAAGAACGTATGCCCTCTGAGGTAATCTGGAATGGATGCACGCATGGCCTCGTCCTCCTCATCTCCGATGCCCGAAAGAGCAGCGAGGATCATAGGAAGAGCGGAAGAAAGAACTCCTATCGTTCCGGTCATCCAGATCATTCTAGTTTTACCTCTCCGAACCAGAACAGGATTGCCGCTGGCGATCTCCTCACTGGCGAGCTTGTACGTGTTGATCACGATTCGCGGAACCTCCATCTTGAATCGGATGAACGGGGCGAACAGCAGGCCGAGGCCAGACTTCGTGTATGCTGCGACGGCTGGCGGTGCTTGGCTGTATGCCTGTGAGGTCATGACTACCTTGCGAGCGGCCAGACGCTTGATCTGCGTGTCGCTCATATTGGCTAGGTTGTTGACCCTCACTTTGCCGTCCTCGACCGTGCTTGTGTCGGCGGCTTGGGCTTCCTTCAGAATTGCCAACTCATGGTTGTAGTAGGCGACCTTGTAGGCGGCGTCGAGAGCGGCGGATAAATCCTGTGCCTTCTTCTCAATTATCGCTAGAGCCTTAGTGGCTTTATTGAGTTTCGTCTTTTCACCTAAGTCTTCGATCTGCTTCCTGATGCCGTCGGGTGTTATCCTACCGTTCAGGAGGTCTCTCATAACTCCGGCGCGGAGTTCGTCGCCCTTGATATTCAGGCCGATAAGCTCATTAAGCTCTGGGTCAATCTCACCTTCGTTAAATGGGTTTAACACGCCGAAAGTCCCTTTCGCCATTTCAGCGATCATCTTATCGTAGCGGAGAAATCCCTGTGAGGTTCCGAACAATAAGTTACCGATTCCGTTTCGTAAGTAGAATCCGATGGAGCCTAGAGTCTTAGCTGCCATTGCCTTACCGCTCAGGTTAGCGGCTAAACCAACAGCTCCCTTAACAGCCTTCTCCGCTGTGTCGGCGTAATCCATCGAGAAGGAGTCATTGAGCGTAGTATCCAGAAGCTTTTTGAATTCAGGATCTACCTGCATTCCTGAGAGGGGGTCGTTCTTACTCGGCGCACCCGATCTGGCGGCGACGAAGTTAGCATACTTGACGCGGTTCTCTTTGGTAGCGAGCTTCTCTTCCACCGTGACCATGACGCCCGTTTCCTTGCCGAATGCCACCAGTTGGTTCAGGAATGCCTGCTGCGAAGCGAGTGTCGCGACGGTCGAGTAAGTCCGAAGAATCAAATCAGTGCCAGCCTCCGACCCGATTTCGCCGAGAAGATTTCGGATCTCCACCGGCAAATCTTTGCGTCTTTTCAGGTTGTCCTCGATCATCTTGTAATGTTTAGGCGAAGCAGTCGTCGAGTCTCTGCCTCCTTCGTCATACCGCATCAAGAAAGTGTTAAGCACCTCTTGCGCGTATGATTTATGTGGGTAGCTTTGGTTCTCTTTTTCGAGGAGTATACGAGCTTCAACCTCGGCACGCGACTTGTCCATGCCGCCCTCAACCAGCTCCTCAAACTTCTTATCTTTAAACTGTTTATTAAAGAACCTCATAGCCTCGTCCCTCACAACTTGATAATTGGGATCTTCCCTCACCTTCTGGAGGTAAGACGAGTCGGTGAACATCTTATAACTACGGGTAATGTAGACTCCTCCGGTCTCAGAGATCTTGACTCCAATATTATCGTCAAGGCCCGACTTAACGAGTTTCTTCTGCAACGGGATGATCAGCCTCTGCCGTATGTCGATAATGTGAGCGGCAAGCTTCGGAGATTCCTTAGCGAGTTCTCTCAGAGCGGCGTCGCGGTCAGCTTCCCTAGAAGTGATAGCCTCTTCGTAAGCTTTATCGGTGGCCTCAGTTCTCGCATTATGGGCGAGTCCCTTTAGGGAGTCAGCTTCTTCCTCAGTGATTAAGCCTACTTTGCGCTTCTTCTCTGCGTCGGCGTGCGCGGCTTCGTAATCTTTATCAATATCTTTAAGAACTTCCTCAGTGACTATGTTACCTGTGTAGTGTCCCTGCGCGAGAGCGATCAAATCCATCGGCGCGTATTCGTAACCGCCGTAGTTTTCCTCAATGAGTTTATCCATCTCCTGTTTATAGGCGACGACGTTAGCCTCAGTAAGTCTCTTGTAAGCGTCTCGGTTCTGGATTAATCGGCGGAAGGCTTCTGGAAGCTCGCCAGCGAACACCTTATTCAGGAACTCCATGATGAAGTTCTGTGGCTTTCCGGTCTCCAGCTCGTATACAGGAATCTCAAGGAGATCGACCACTGCGGCGAAGTTTATGGTCGAACCTGTCGGCTTGCTGGACGGAGCGGCTGCGGCTGCGGTGGGGGCTGAATACAGAGGTAGTTTTACGGTCTCAACTCCCTCGTCCGCTTTTCTAAATATAAGTTCGCGTTGAGAAACACCAACGGACGGTGGGAAGATGCTGTCTTCCTCCGATTTTTTAATTGGGTCTGTGTTGCCGTCATATGGATCGGCTGCTTTTTTGGGGTTAGGTTTCTTAGCCGAGTAAACTACGTCTTTCCACAGGTTGGACTCACTCAGAACGTGGACTACAGGTGTCTCACCCGAAGTGCTGCGTATAGAATACGGGTATGAGTCATGGAAGTCAGTCTCGACGGCTTCGACCTCTCCCTTCATCGAGAGAACAGCGTATACCCGCCCAGAGGCTTTCTTATCCATTTGCTGAAATTGCTGGAAGGTCTTGACCAGAGGCTCTGCAAAAAGATCTGCCATGCCCTGCATGACTGATGCCATTTTGAGGTTACCTGTAGGTATTAAAGATTTATTGTATAGGTTCTTGTCACCAGCCAGAAGGTTAGCTATGTTCAAAGCCTGATTTTTCTTTTTATCGAAAGCAGCTTTTTCCTTTGGGTTGAACTTCTTCTGAACTTCCGCTGTAGGCAGTTTCATGCTGTCAGCTATTGCTGACGCTATCTGAGCGACAAAGGAACCGCGTTGTGGGAACACTGACTCTTCAGGGAGGAGATTCTTTTTCATCTCCTCTATGTTTTTAGCCAGTCCGTCTTTCAGCTTCAGTTTCCTTGAAAATTCTTTGATGGTGGTCGTCTCGACTCCTGTATCTTTGTCTTTCTTTTTAAGAACTAATCTCTCTTTACTGGCGTTAACAATAGCACGGTTTACGACCGCCTCAGTGATCCCATACTTCTTGGGGTTCTTGGCTAGAGTGGCGAACAGGTTGACCGCTCCCGTAGCCATTGTTGTGGAGCTAAACATCTTCTCGATGGGAGCGGACGTGAGAGCCATCAGAATAGTTCCGTTGTTGCGCTTGGATATCTTGTTAAGGTTTTCCGCCATGTTCACGGCGGCGTCCTTGGTAGATGCCCAGAAATACCCTTGGTCACCGAACATGACTGGGTAGTAAACACCTCCCTTGCCGTCTACGACCTTATCGCCCTCGACCTCCAGTGTGCCTGCCATCGCGCCGTCAGGTTGGTGGAGCATGACGGCCATTCCCTCAAACTGGTCGAGGGATTGCTGTATCTTAATGTATCCGTTCTTGATCTTCTCGTAAAACTTCCCGTCCTCTTTGACGTAGATATGTTTAACTATGGGGTCACTCGCACTGGCGATTTCTGGTGGGATCTCGGCGGGTGTAGTAGCACCAGCCACCGGAGCAGAGTAAAGGATACTGCTTTTACTTTCATCGAACCGCTGGCTAAGTGGGATCACGTTGCCGTTAGCGTCACGGGTGATAGGGTCTGCGGATTTGAGTTGATCGGGTGACCTTACGACAAGGTGTTCCGTGTCGTGAAAACTGAACGCTTCCTCCAAGTCCTCATAGGTTGTTATGGTCTCGTTCGGGTTGTTCTCAAGGTAGAGTTCCGCGCCCCCGAGAGCAGAGTCCTTTTTTATCACGAAGTAACCGGATCGTTCATTTTGTCCATCTAGCGACACAGGCTCCCCTTGGTCAAAATCCCGCTGCTGCTTCTGGGTAGGGAACCCAGCAGGTTCACTAAACACAACCGTATCGAACCCAGAAGGGAAGCCATCCGTCTCCTCTCCACGAGCCACCATTTGTTGTGCTGTAACTCGATCAATGGTTCGTCCTTTCTTGACGAAAAGGTCGAGAACCTTGTTGTCGGTCCGCTGATATCTATAGGACGAAAATGTGTCGGCTTCATTCGATACATGAAAACCGCGAATATTGGTGTCTGGATCAAACTCAGGGATCTCGCCTCGGTCGAATGCGTCGAAGGTTGCTCCAGTTGCGTGTTTAGTGCGGGTTTCATACCCCGCTGCCTTAGCGCGTCGTTCCACCATCGTCCTCAACTCAAGCCAGTTCTTCTCAGGATCTTTGGCAAGCTCTAGATACTCAACGTCTTCTACCGGAGCAGACGCTAAACCAACGAAGTCCTGATTAACGACCTCAAACATTTGGAAAACTTCCGTCGGGTTCTTGGTATCGAACGCCATCTTCGTAGGCTGACGGACGAACCCAGCTTCGATAGCTCGCATCTCAATAATCAACTTATTGAGGGCAACATCTGCTGCGGGTCCGATCTGTTCACGCTTGGCGACCCATCGGTTGATGATCCCCCTAAAGTAACGACCTAGAATTTTAAGTAAGGAAGGCTTGGATTTCCAGAATTGGTTATCATCCTCGGTAGTAAAGCCCCGTGTGACCTTCTGGAAGTGCATACGAAGTTTCTCTTGTGCCAACCCATACTTAGCTTTTGCGACCACTTGAGGGTCTGACGACTGAAGGCTCACTATCGCAGCCGCAAGTCTTGGTTCGTTTCCGACATGGTATTCTTTAGCGATGTCCACGAAGTCCGAGTCAGAAAGACTGTTGATGTAATTCTGAACCTCTCCGTCGGTCATGGAACTCCAACTGGCACTATGCACTAACTCCTCGTTGATTATAACACCAGCGATTGCGCGTCCGGCGATGTCCCCAACGCCGCCTGTCTGGCTCAACATAAGAGGGAGGTTGATATATACCGCTGAAGAATCAGACTGCACAAAAGAAGAACTTCCATCGGACTCAGTAACAAATTCTAGTTCCATGCCGAATGGAATCAGACCTCTGAGATAATTCAGTAGGGGTAATGCTTTAGAGCGGTCTTCCTCTGGGATAAGTGAGAGGAATTTTTCGCGCTCTACCTCGTCTTTAAGACGCTTCGATTCAAGACGTTTTTCCTCTGTATCGTCCTGCATCTCGCGCAACGCTTCTCTCCTCTCCGCTTTCCTCTCAGCCATATATTCAGGAGAGAAAACTGGTGAACTGGATAACGTCGCGTTATTAGCGATTGCCCCAGCCAAAGCTCCGGCGTTGGTAGGCGGACCCTTGCGGGGATTGCTCCCCACGTCGATAATATCTCCAAGAGACTCCGCTACTTCTTTAGCAGATCCTATCCCCACATTCGGGAACAACATAGCTATGTTGATAAGGAAGCTATCAAAGGGTGAGGAGTTGTTAGTTGGTTTTAGATTTTTGAAGTGCTTCTGAACGTCCTCCGACAACAAGAACTGAGCGGTGAACTCGTTAAGATCGACAAGAGCGTTCTCAAGAGATGGGACGGGTCCGCTGCTTTCTTTTTGCGATTCGTAGGTTTCTTTCGCGAAGTCGAAAACACTGGACAACTGGTTAACTATACCTTGTTTACTTGAGGGTGGATTTGAAATAGTTCCAGAAATGAATGCGTGGACATACTCCTCAAGTAATGTGTTGACGAGACCTCGACCGTTTCCAGACGTGACATTGATGAACACACTGTCCGAGCCGTCTTTTCCCTTAACGTATTTTCCTGCGATGTCGGCTTTTGCTTCGCCCATCACAAACTTAATCTTCTTGATGAAGGCGGTGTCGCGCAGCAGCAAGGTAGCTACAAATTTATGGGAAGGGATCTTTGAATTTTTAGCGACTTCTTTAAGGGCTTCAATAACACTGTCGGGGTTCCCACTCTCAAGACCCAGTCTCTCAATATCAGCCTTGTTCTCAGCCGTAATGACTGCCCTTTCGGCGGCAGAGATGTTAGATCTCGATAGGTGGGTTCGGACTGCTTTGGTTAAAGCAATCATTGTGTTCTTCGCCTCTTCCGCAGTGATCTCTGTTTCCGCGCCTGCATTGAACTGAGCTTGGAAATCGCTCACAGCGTCAGAGTTCTCGTAGCTAGCACCGTCTGAGGGGGTCACTAAGCGGACGAGTTGTAGCGCGTTCAGGAAATCTTCGCTGCCGATTAATACTTTGTCCTCCAGAATCTCCACAAGGCTATTAACAGACGGCCTAGTGTCGCCGTTTCCAGATGAAAGCCATGAAGCGAATATCCCGAACAGGTCTTTAGAACTCGCGTTCTCAACCATGTCTTCCATCTCAGGATCTTCCAATACGTCTTCAAGAATAACCTTGACGATTCCCTTGCGTAAGTCTGGGCTAGTGTTTACGGTATTAACCGCTTTTTTCATCGCCCCAGATACTGTGTTACTTATATCTTGTGGGGAAGCGAAGTCGCCTACAGGGTTTTCACCGAAGTTAAAAACCCAACTACTTACTTTAGGGTTCTTGAATTGATCGGGAGTTATATCGAACGGAAGGGTAGAGGCCGCTCTCTGTTGTCTAAGGGAGGTGGCTTTTTCTTGCTGATTCTTAAATTCGTTCGCGGCTTTTTTAAGTAGCGTATCGAAGGTCGGCGTTGTGTTATTAGCGAAGTCTGGGTTGTTCAAGAGTTTCTGCTCTACGAACAATCCGAGAATCGTTTCTCCCGTAAGCTCTTTGTTAGATTCTACTTTAATGAACGGGAGTAGTTTTTGAGCCGCTTGATCTACATTCTTAGATCCCGTCTGGGCTACCAGCTCATCGAAGGGAGTGGTAGGGTTGGTTCCTTCTCCGAACGCTTCTACTTTTGCGCGAAGACTAAACAACTGTGCGTTAAATAAGAATTCTTGTTTAGCTGACTCAAATGCCACCATGCGGAACTCCTCGTTAAGCTCCCCGTCGTTGGCTTCAAGGAGGGCTTGGGCGTTGCGATTCGTTTCGTCTCCGGTCTTCTCTAGCTCAAGGGCGAACCTATTGATTTTTCTTTTGATCGACGTAGTATTAGAAAAGTTTCCATCAGTAATTGGGCTTCCATTTTTGTCAAAGTCTGGAACACCTTCAGGTAAGGTCGCAGGCTTGAAACGGATACTAGCTATAGCAGAAGCTCTCGTATTGTTTGGCCCAATCGAACTTACGCCCCTCGCGTTAGTGACCTTAGACTCTAGGAGAGTGCCGTCGGCAGTAGGTCCGACCACGTCACTAACCATCTCATTTTTAATTCGGATAGCGGGGTTGAGGTTTGCTCTATTGAAACTACGAGGAACCTTAACGGTTTTACCAGCCCTCAACATCTCAATAATAGAGATCGGGTCGTTGTCGAACACGCCATTACCTCTATCATCAACGAAGAATTTAACTGGCTGGGTAACGGTCTTACCGGATACGGGATCGAAGTAAGTCCTGAAAGGTCTCTTCTCATTATCAGGGTCGAGCTTCGCGTTCTTTGGGGGAGCGAGTTTAGGGTAAGCTGTATAAACAGCAGAAGACACAAACTCTGACGCGGACTGGCGAGACGAGTCAGGAGGCATAGGTAAACCGTAGTTTACGTTGGGGTCAGGATTAATCGGAAACCCATTACCCATCGCGAAGCCAATAAGCCTGTTAGCTTTCTCCTCTGCGTCAGGCCCACTAAAGGGAGACTCTTCATACCTAAATGTATTGGGTGACGGCCTTGAAGAATACCTCTTGGATTTAGTTGGGTCGAATCCACGGACGCTGTTGTTAGCGGAACTTATGTTCGTTCTGGACTCGCCTTGAAGGGTGACGCCAGCAGATTCTGCGTTAGCCTGTTCTTGAGTAAAGTCGATATAAGGTCCGGTGTAGTCCTTAATTTCTCTAGGGGATTTACGACCGTAATCGAAAGGAGTCTCTAGAACTGTGACGGGTTCACTATTTCTAACGGAGACGCTCTGCTGGTTTCTGATGTTCTCTAAAGCAATTTCAACGTCGAGTGGGCTAGAATCGTTCAGGGACTGCAAGAACACCACCGGATCTACCTTCTGGTCAGTAAGTGCGAAATCAGGAGTAGTAGGTGACTGCGCTGCAACTTCAAGGTTTTGTTCCTTTTGCGAAATGGCTGCGCTCTCCTGCTCAAGCTCTATTCTCCGTTGTTCGCGAAGGGCGACCTCGGCTTCCCGCTCCTCCTCCTTTTTAGGTAGGGTCGATTCGTCGCTAAGTTTAGATATCTCTTGGGCGATCTCCTTACTTCTTTTGGCGTTTTCTGTTCTTAGTAATGACTGCTCAGTAACAGTGGATGTTCCTTCTGAGGGGGTTGGTGCTAGTTCAGCCGCAGCCTCGGCTGCACCACGACTTTGGGCGCGGGTCGTAATTATCTGACGAACCTGTTGGGCGGTGAGTGGGCTACCAGTTCCTTCAAGTTCAGAAGAAACTTGTTCAGCGAACTCATTCGCCATCCGAATACGACTTTCTCGCTGATCCATCGGAGTATAACCTACGAATCTTGCACCGGCCTGAATAGTGGGGACACCGCCACCGAGAATACCGCCAACTTGTGCGGCGTGCCACACCTGCGTCATCCTCTCAAGCATCGGCGTGTCCTGATTCAGTGCTACGTCTTCAACGAATGAATTAACTAACTGATCGAGACCTTCTTCCAAACTTTCATCGACTGCATTTTTTGCGATCTTCTTCCCAAGAGCAAAAGCCCCATACTTCTTGATGGAGGCATTCATCACGGTTTTCATTGCTCCCGCGACGAGCGTATCAGAGATTCCCGACGTGTTGCCCATCGCTTGGAAAACCGCTTTAGATTCTCTAAAGGTCATGCCTTTAAGCAAGGCGTCCTCAACACCTCCGCGACCTATCATACTGAAGCCTGCGGTAATTGCACCTGTGATCGCACCAGAGGTTAGGGCGAATCCTAACGCCCTATCGTGGGCTTCATCTTCGCTTAGTTCTGGGTCTTTGCGTAGCTGGTTATAGAGCGAGGCGTAAGTCATCGCGCCACTACGAGTAGCTGCTGGAACGAACCCCGCTACCCCTATATTAAACTTACTAGAAGCTACTTTGTTAAATGCTTCGATGGCTTCGACGGTCTTGGCGCGACCTCCTTTTTCTAACGACTCCCTGATCAAGACATTAGCCGCCTTGTCTGCCACTTCTTTATAACCCTGTTTCGTGCTGGCTCTAAGGACATTACTGGTAAGTGCTTTAGCGAATCCCTTGGCGGTGAGCTGCGCTCCACCTTTTACAGTAGATCTCAAAGCTAAGTAACCCGCACCAAGAGTGCCACCGGAAACTGTAGCTAAAGCAGTCGTAGCGGCTATATCCACGATAAGGGGCGCAACGCTTTCGGACACGTCTTGAAACAAGCCATACTGCTCACCGAAAATTTGGGCAACCTCGCGGCGGTCCGATTGTCTCTGAGCAGTATTAGCGAGACCGTCTTTGGCCCAGTCTGCCCCCATAATAGCGGGAGCGGCATACACAAGAGTGGCGACAGAATCCCAGACAGAGTAAGCAATTCCCTTGGCACTGTCAGCGAACTCATTGAAGTTCTCGTCCTTAGCGACGAAATCGTCGAAGATGTCTAGGTCATCTCGTCCGGCCTGCCTGCCATCTATAAGGGCTTTCGCCCAGTCATCGCCGACGGCGGACTCAGACAAAAGCTTGCTGTAACTCGCGAAGTTTTGTTTGAGAACATCGACTCGTTTCTCGGCAAAAAGTTTTTTCTGCTGGGCAGTAAGTTCAGGATGCGCGGCAAGAGTGTTAATCATGTCCTCTTCACGGGCAAATACTGCGGGGTTCAGGACTGGACCAAGAGCGGTCTTGTAAAGGTTCTTACCCGCTTCAGACGGATCTTGATGCAGCTTAAACGTCCCGCGTCTAGCCCCCTCATGGATAACATGGGCCTCGTAAGCGTCGCGGACGTCTTCGGCCTTATAATTAGCCCCAGAACTGTTCAGCTTATCGGTGATATACTCAACCGTATTGTCAAAGGATTGTCGGCTAGCGATATAAACTCTTTTTTTCTTGTCGTTACTCTCCTCTGATTCAACCCCAACGGCTGTCATCAGATCGCTCAGTCCTCGCGTTAGGGATTGCGTCGTTGCATCCCAAGCATTCTGACTTTCTCTGGCGAGTTGAAGGGTATGTCCGGTGACGTGTTCCGCAACTGAGGAGTCCTGTTGGGCCAACTCAGCGATGCTTTCAGAGATCTCTGCGATCTGCTTGAATTTGTAAAGTTTGATGTCGAGACCAGCGACAGGAGAAAGAAGTGCTTGAGCAGCCAGACCGTCTTTAAACGACACACCTCCGATCTTGGAGGCTTTGATCGCCTGATTTACGGTCATGTTCTCGGCGGCGTCACCGACTAATAGTTCGCGCTCGCCAGTTTCATTAGTGACGTAAGCCAACGGAATCTGGTTACTCTCAACCAGATTTCTCTTAACCTCGTCAAATCGGCGATTAACAACTTCTTCAGACTTTAGTTTAAGACCAGCTATTTTATCTTGGTAAGGCTGGACAGTTCCACCAGCGGCGACGACTTTCTCGCCTGCCTTATACTCGGTGAGGGTCATCCAGTCTTCGTCGTCACTGTTCAGTCCGGCGCGAACATACTCAAACTTTTCCTCAAACGATGGCTCCTTGGTGGCCGTAAGAGCTTGAATAGCTTCTTCGTCTACCACACCGAGGTCAGCTAATTTAGAATTCAGTGATCCACTAATCTCTCCTTCGACACTAGGGGTGTAAGCCCCCTGTTCAAGGTAGCCCTCACGGACGTAATCCGAATACTGGACGTAGCTCTGAGGGTCAGCTTCGGTTAATTGATTCTCCTCTGACCAAACAGAAAAGGGTTTAAGTTCGGGTGGTTTAGGAGCCTCTGTGATCAGAGACTTATCAAAGTCGGTAAGGGATGGATTCAAATCAGTCATAGCTGAAGAGGTTTGTGTTGTGTTGTTTGGTAGAGTTTAAGTATTAATGAGTGAATTTATTGCGCTTGCCTTTTTAGGCTGGCCGTATTGTCCGAGAATCCTGCGTTGTTCTAAGACTTTAGAATAGGTTGACCGGAAAAGATCTTCTACATTTGCCTCCTTTAAGGCTTCTTTGTCCACCTTAATACCAGACCTCGCCATGACATCAACATAAAGCTCTTGGAGTCTTATTTTGTTAGCTTTCCCTATGTCAAAGCCCTCAGAGACTTTGTTAACAATCTGCTGAATGTCGCCGCCAGCCTTTGGTGCGGTCATATTTTCCCATTGATTCTGCGTGGACTTGGTAGTCATGCTCCTTAAAGTGCTTTCAAACTCTTTGTAGCGATCATCTACTTTTCCTATAGCCGCAGCCTCAGTCTCAGCCATCAATTTATCGTATGCCGCTTTCGTTTTTGTGTCCTTTGCGTCTTTAAACACATCGGATAGTTCGATGTATGCTTGCTCTGCGTCGTCAACTACAGGTCCGGCTGCTGCTCTTGTCTGTTCAGTAGCCCCCTGTTGGGCGAGCATGGTCATAATGCCAAACTTGCGGGACTCTGCTTTCTCCTCTTCGCGTTCTTCTTTTTCTTGGCGGATGCGATCCACGTTAAGTGCATTATTAGCAGAGGTGAAAAGCGTCCCGATAAGCGGGTTGTGTTGCATGGAAGGAGCATACTGCATCTGGAGACCGATCAAATCTTTGGTCGCGGTATATGAATCCTTTTCAGGATCATTCGTAATGGCGTCGAGCTGACTCATGAGGTCAGGCAGCTTTTCCATGAAATCTAGCTGAGACTTAGCCTTCTGTCGAGACTGCGCCAGACTGAACTTCTGCGCTTCATAGGCTAGGTCTTGCCTCTGCATCGACATAGCGTGCTGCTCCATCTTCATGGTCTGCTGCCGCATAGGCGTCAATACTTTCTGGCGGTAATCCATCGCTTGATTGAAACCAGTATCGCCAGTGAGCATTGGGAAATACTCCTGACGTAGGGGGGCGATGTCTTGGTTGTAGTCTATAGCCATTTCAGTAGTTACTTGTAAAATTTACGCCGTTCCAAACATATCTCGATTGTCACCAGCAACAGCTTTCAATTCTTTCATGTATTTTTCAAATAAACGCTTAGGTATTGAAGCTTGCTCGATCAAGTCTGTGTCTGAGGGCTTAGGTTTATAACTCGTTACAACCTCTTCACCGCGTGACCCAGATCCAACTCCAACTCCAGATTGTCCTAGCTTTACGCCAGCACTACTAGCATAAGCCTTATCCTGCCTTTGGGCTTCTTTCCCAGCCAGAATTTTTTGGGACATCCTCTGCCTCCTCAATTCAGGTGTGTCGATGTTCGGCTCCCCCAGACGCATTATCTCTGCGGCTTCCGCCATCCGGCCTGCTTGTGCGGTATACCCTTTACGACGGAGCCTACGGGCCGCATTACGTAGCTTGCCACTCTCAGGGCCAATTCGCCGTGCTGGTTGGTTCAACACTGAACCACTACCAAATTTGTAGTTGGGGTCGTTGCTCCTAATATCCATCGCCCTAAGTGCCGAACCATGTTCAGACTCAAAGAGGGCATTCTGGGCAGCTTCTTGTGGTGAAGAAGATTTTGGCGCAGTTGCAAAGTTTGAGGGCTGGATTCGGTTTTTATCCATGAACGAATTAAACTGCTCCTCAGAAACACCAGCGGTGGTAGCCCGTTCGCGAGCCTGTTTAAGAAGATCACCCGTTAAGGCTCCCCGTCGGGACAAGTCTTCTAAGCCGGAGGCGATGCCCTGTCGGGTGGAGAGTTGTGATTGTGATTGTGATTGTGGTTGTGATTCTTCTTCTTCCTCGATAGCTGGTGCAGGGGGGTTTAAGTAAGGGTTATCAATTTGCTCATCATCACCTAACGTGTTAGGTGCGCCAGCCATACCTTTACCGTATTTTTCGGTATTTGCTGCGGCGGTTTTTTTCCAGTAATCGTTAGTTGAGGGAGGTTCATCAGCCGACATAATCCGCTCGTTTGCCGTTCGCCTACCTACGGGTTCGGGTTTGTAAGCAGGGAAAACATCCCTGAGTTCCTTCCGGAGTTGTGTTTGTGGGTCTGGATCTTTCCCCACCCTTCCCTGCATCAAAGCATCATTATACTCATCGTCGCGTGTTGCTGGAGCTGTATCGTCAGGCATTGTTGTCGTTACAGGAGGTGATGCGTTCATCCCAGATCCAGCTTTTTTTTCCTCTTGAGCTTTCCTTTTTTTCGCTTCGTCGATATTCTTTTTGATTTCTAGTAGACGTTTTCTACGTTCCTGATCTTTGTCCATAATATTAGCGGTTACTAGGTTAAGGTTTTAGCTACGGGCTTCGATTTTTTCTTTTGAAGGTCGGATTTTACATCCGACAACAGGCCAGCCTTTGAAGTTTTCGACGGTACGCCGCCCACTCCGGTAAAAGCGTTGGAGACAGTGCCAAATTTGTAGTTAGGGTCAAATACGTTTAGCGTGGGAGAGCTAGCGTCCGAACTCGACGTATTTGAGGGGGGAGAGCTAGCGTCCGAACTCGACGTATTTGAGAAGGTGTCCCCCATACCAGTTCTTGCGATTTTCGACGCCCCGCCCCCAACAGGAGAAGACTCGAAAAGACTTTTCGAGTAACTACCAATTTCGTAGTTTGGGTCTTGCATGGCTTCTAACCTACCGAGACCCGTAGTCTGGTTCATTACATTTTGCGTTGCTTCTGCTGCATTTGTAGGGGCTGCTGGAGCTGCTGCTGGAGCTGCTGCTGGAGCTGCTGCTGGAGCTGCTGCTGGAGCTGCTGCTGCCGTAGAAGCGGCGTTCTTCTTCGCCTGATTTGACTCCTGTGCTTCTTTTAGAATTTTTTTTCTATCGGCCATGATTACCAGAGGTGCTTGCAGGCCCAGTGGCGTGCGGTTGTCTTGTCTTTCGCGGTTTTGCAGTTGTGTCTGGCCCTGAAATTAGCCCGACGCTTTGGGTTCTTGTGTTTCGTAAAATCGCTGTAATCACGATGTCCATACGAGACTTTCTTGATTTTGTCGCCTTCCTTGCCTAACACGACAAATTTTTTTTTCGATCCTTTCGGGGCGCGTTTAGGCTTATTAAAGCCAGCGAACGTCTCGCCGTGGTATTGGATACGGCCAGAAGGGAGCCGCTTGAATCGTTTATTCGCCACAGGCAAAAGATACAGGTTTTAGGAACAAGTGTCAATCTTCGGGATTCGGGGCAAAAAAACTTTTTTCCCAGACCTTTAGTACCTTATAATATATTATAAGGTACTAAGAGCCTCAGAGAAAAGTTTTTTTTTAGCTGATCAGGCTGGTATCTGGATTATTGAGCGCACCGCTAAGACTTTTAATCGTAACCTGTTTCCTGAACCCCTTACCGTCATCGTCTTTCGGTGGGTCAACAGCCACTAATCCTAATCGCTGGCGAGCGCAATCGAGAGCCAAGAACGCAGCATCTGCCAAGTCTGGGCTGCGACCAAACCGTGCCTTGAACTCTGGTTTCGACTCGATCTTCACTCTCAGCGTGCCTGTTCCCTTAGTCATGTCGTAGTTTCTGGCACACATTTCCTGTGCGAGATCCGACGATACACCGTAGATCTGCTTAGTTCTCAGCAGTTCCTTGCCGACGAACCAGAGTTCAGAGACTCTATTAGTGTAGAGTTCGGCTCCGGTAAGCTGGCTGTTCATGCTGACACGCTTGTCTGATCCTTTACCACCGAAGGTGACGCGCATAAAGTCGCTCGACCACTCGCCAGCCAACACGTCGCAGAACGGCGCACCCGCTCCGGTCGAGTCGAGTGCTACGTTATTAGCAGAGATATTCCTCCGTTTGCAGTGGTCGATAATCTGGTGGACGATCTGGTAGGTGCGCGGAACCGCTTTATTAGTGGCGTCATCGTTTAAGTGGATCGCCTCTCCCAATTTACATACGTATTGGCCGTTTCGGGCGTAGCCTACTTCGGCGGTATACATAATAGTCCGGTCGCCCCCGTTCGTGAAGGCAGGGTCTATTCCGGCCACCGCCGTCGGTTTTCCGGCCCAATCGACCTCCCCCATCGCACCACCTTTAGTAAGCTCCGCCTCAGAGTAGATTCCCGTTGTTTCGTCAGAGTCGAAAAAGACTGCGCGAACCATCCTCATATATCCTCTGGACTCTGGCCCTAATAACGCCCTGTCTTCCGCCAGCTTCTCAGCGGTGGGTAGCCAAGGATATTTAACCTCTCCTAAAGTAATGTTTGGACTCCGCTCACCATCCAGTCTAATATATTTACCGTTCCATTTAGTCTTCCATTCGTCAGCGGTCTGCGTATCCACGGACTCCCAGCCCTTCTTCGGCTCCGACCAGACGCCGAAAGCGTCAAACCTACTATTCGGGTTGGACATACCAATCATTTGAAATGACGGGTTCTTAGATAAGTTAGTCAGGCCAGCCTGCAAGATGCTCTCAGAAAGTTCTGAAAGCTCGTCGCCGATCATAATCACGCGCTTCTGCTTGATTCCGATGAATTTGCCAATCGCCTCTCTCGTCTTAGATTTTTCCGCTGCAATAAGCGATAAACCAGCTCTCTCGATAAGCGTGCCGTTTTCATCGATGTAGGCAGCGTTTCCTATTGAGTCCCGTATCTTGATCGGCGCACCATCGATCACGGACAATAGAGACATTACTGAACCCCATATCCTTTTTCGCGCTTCCCGTAGCGTTGTTGAGGTCATCAGGACTAGTGTGTCGCGTGGCTGAGATAGCCACTGGACGATTCCCCATGCGGCCATTGTGTGTGATTTACCGGACGACGCAGAACCACCGACCGCCAGATACTTGTGCTTAATCGCTGCCCGAATCATTTTTTCGGCCCAAGGATGGCGAACCATCATATGCTCCGGTAGTTCTTCCCTATTCCAGAGTTCGTCGCAGACTCGCCAGAAGTAAAACTCCTTGGCCTTGTCGTTCGGGTGGTGCGCGAAACCGTAAAGTAAAGCGGTAAGGAGACTGGTGGGCTGGATCATTAGACCGCCCACGTCCATCTTCTTGGATTGCGGGTCGATGCGCGGCTCCAGAACGCGCTTGCGTTTGTCTGCTTCGGAAGGCATAATTAAGTGGATGTCTGAAAAACCTATACGAGAGTGCGAGGCCGAAGCCTTGCGCCTTAGCAAAGAAGGTTACAGTAATAGTGCGATTGGTCAACACATTGGGGTTCACCGCAACACAATTCGTAAATGGCTAAAGAAGCACGGAGTCGCTGCAAAGGTGAACGGGGATATGTCGGACGGCAAGGTTCTCGACAACCTGATCCACAATAAAAAAGTCAAAGACGAACACCTGAAACCGGACGACGACAAAGACCAGCTTAAAGAAGATATTGAAGAACACTTTAACGAGACGGTGAGTTCGGCCATTGTTGAAGAACGGTTCCGAGCGTCGAAAGAAGAGGACGTTACCCTTAGCGAGATCGCGGAGGCGCAGAACTCGCCCGCTGACAAATACCAGCACTATGTAGCCGCAGCCGGAATTAAGTTACTGCGCGACTCGATAAAGACCCTACGCGGTCCGAAGACAATCCGCGAGATGTCTGAACTCGACCAGCTCATTCGACGTAACTTAGGTCTTAACGCGAAGACTGGCGGAGGCAGTAGTAAGATGCAGATCGATATTTCTATCCTTAACAACTCCAAAGCCGACAAAGGAGGAGGGGCGATAAAACAGAAAAAAACGATTGACGCCGAGACCGGAAAAGAGATTTAATACCGTCGCAATGTTTGAAGACCGCGAACCCGAAGTAGGGGCAAGGTTCATTACCCGTATAGATGAGGGTTCTGATTTCCGATTTCCTGTCGATACCGCCGACGGACTATGGTATCGCGTGAGGCCGTCAACGGCTCGCGAAGTGTTCTACCTGCAATCGTTGCCGAAAGGGATCAGGGTTCTTGTGCCAGCAGAGGGCGACGGCCTACTTATCCGAGGAGATTCAATACCAGTAAAATAATGAAAAAACAATTAGATTGGCAGAACCTAGATATTATTCGTCTTTTCTTACTCCACCGTGAGGCAGACTTTGGGGAACACATAGAAGAATACGGGTTCAGCCCCTCAGAAGCGGATGATTACCGAGAAGAAATTATGAAGCTCCTGTGGGATAAAATGGAAGAAGTATTATGAAACCCGAAACCCTATTCCGTCTCCACGAAGAGACGTGCGCTAAAACGCTCGACATCATGCGAGCAAAAAACTCCGACTACTGCGGTGGCACTGAGACCGTAGACGCGCTCGCTAATTTCAAGTCAGCTAAATCGTTAGGACTCCATCCGGTTACCGGATTGCTGTTAAGGATGCAGGATAAACTGATGCGGATTAAATCGTTCGTGAATGATGGCGAGCTAAAAGTCGCTGGCGAGTCGGTCGATGACGCCTGTGAGGATCTTGTGAATTACTCTATCTTAGCCAAAGCCTTACTCACTGAGGAACGCGAGGAACACTGCGAGACGTGCGACGGGACTGTGGACGAGAACTGCGACAATATGTATTGTCCTGAGTATATCCCTACCCAGTTGTAACTCCACCAATACAGTGAAGGTAGCCGTCGCTCAGTTATACACACCCAATTACGACTCTTGGGCTTCAACCGTTATTGATAATACTAAAAATTATTGCGACACTCACTCGTATCAATTTTTCCATAAAAAGATCCCGTTCCCGAAAGATAGGCATCCCGCATGGTATAGAATTCCTTTTATCCTCGATTTATTTGAGGAAGAAGATGTAGATTGGGTATTTTGGTCTGATATCGACTCCTTGATTATGAACCACTCTATTCGCATAGAGAATTTTCTTAAAGACGATAAGGATTTGGTAATAGCTAGTCAAGGAGAAGGCGGGTATTGTGAGAATTGGTGCGAACACGTTTTAAATACGGGTCAGTTTTTCATTAAAAATACCGAATGGTCGAGAGAACTTCTTAAACTGTGGTGGGAATGGCCTGAAAACAACCCAAAATATTTGTGGGATGTGTGGTGGGATAACGACGCGATGAATGTTTTCTGGAAGGATAACATTCTTGATTTTGATTCCAAAGTAGAAGTTGAGTATTCTACAAGGAAGTTCAATAGTTTTTACAGCGACTATATTGAAGGAGATTTTATATGCCACTTCACGGGAAATTTATCTTCGGAAGTAAGGGAGGATCTAATCAGTGAATATATCCAAAAATTGAAGTGAGGTTATGTAGCCCCATTTGCAGCGGCAACTTTCTTTAAGTATGATCGTCGGAGTAGACAACGGATTAGACGGCGGACTATGCGCCATATCGAAACACGACGGCAGTCTAATCGATAAAATCCGTATGCCTACTCTTCAGATGTCGAAGAAAAAAGAAATCGACATCCGTAAGGTCCATCAATGGATAATGGATCTAAACACCCCATTTGTATTCGCGGTAGAGGAACCGCTGGCGCACGCGAAGAGTAGCCAAGCGGTTCGGTCAATGGCGATCTCGTTCGGCAAGCTAGTCGGCATGGCGGAGTCCCACGACTACGAAAACATAATGCGTGTGTCAGTCCACAAGTGGCAGAAGGTCATGCTGGGCAGAGTTCCCAAAGGTAAGACCAAAGAAGTCGCGTTGGAACTAGCGAATCAGTTAGAGCCGTCGGAGAACTGGCTGGCGAACAAACGATGCCGGACGCCGCACGACGGCATGATCGATGCCTACCTTATCGCCCGATACATTTGGGGTGGTAAAAAAAGTTGAAATTTTTCTGGACGTATTGCCAGACTTCAATTATTTGTCTGTTCATAGACAATAAATGAAGACATTATACCCGAAACAACAAGACGCGCTCGACTTCTTCCTAGCGAAGCACAAGTTGAATTTAAACTCACTCGACACTAGCCATGTCGGAACCGGCAAGACAGTAGTAGCCGCTCATCTGGCCAAAGCTTTGAATAGACCTGTAGCGGTCTTGTGTCCGAAGGCGGTGATCCCGTCATGGGAACGCGAGCTAAAAGAGACTGGTATCAAGCCTTTGTTCGTTCTCAACTACGAGAAGATCAGAACGGGCCGAACGGACTTCATGTCCAAACGCGGCAAGAAAATCATGACGTGGAACCTGCCTAAAAACACATTAGTGTTAGTGGACGAGGTTCATAGATGCAAAGGACCATACACGCAAAACGCGCAGTTGTTAGTGTCGTTAGTGGCCCAAGGCTACTCGATCCATGCGATGTCCGCGACCGCTGCCGAAGACCCTACTGAGATGCGGCCAATCGGATACGCATTAGGTCTGCACAATCTCAACAAAGCGGAGGACGGTGTCAAGAGTTGGTTCGGTTGGATGATGCAATACGGATGCAGTCAGAACCAGTGGAACGCATGGGAGCTTCGGCGTAAGACCAAACTCAGTGACCTTAATAAGGTCATGTATGGGAAGAATGTTAAGCGGCTCACGGTTGATGACTTCCCCGAGTCCTTTAAAGCGAACCGTGTATTCGTGGAGTCGATTGCATTCGGCACTGCTGCTCAGATCGCGAAGGTGTATAAAGATCTCGACATCACGCCAGAGATCATCACGAATCTTCTAGAGAACGGAACCGTTGAGGACAGCGATTGGGTTCTGGTCAACCTACTTCGCGCTCGCCAGCTAGCGGAGTCACTTAAGGCCAAAGACATGGCCGACATGGCAAGGGACTACGTAGAGCAGGGACACAGTGTTGTGCTGTTCGTCAACTTTACGGAGACGGCCCAGACACTACAGCAGTTGTTGAATTGCCCTGCTATCGTTGGTGGTCAGTCTGCCGAAGAACGGCAACAGGTGATCGACGATTTTCAAGACGACAATGAACACGTCATCGTGGTCAACATCGCCGCTGGTGGAACCGGAATCTCGCTGCATGACATCAACGGTAGTAGGCAGCGGATCTCATTGATCTCGCCCACATTCAATGTCAAAGACCACCTACAGGCATTGGGTCGTATCCACCGCAACGGAGCAAAGAGCGACGCCATCCAGAAGATTCTGGTCGCCAGTGACTCCATTGAGGAACACGTTATGCGAGTTGTCGAACAGAAGTCAGATAACCTGAACACTCTACACCAATGAAAACAGAAAACAAAATTAAAGGTCTTACTAAATATAAGCAGGCCATAATCGAAAAAGTCTGCTCGCTCGTCGCCGACGAATTTTCAATCTACAATGATGACCTGTTTAAAAAATCCAGAGCCTGTCAATATTCGGTTCCGAGATCCGTTGCGGCTGCTCTGCTGCACAAAAACTACGGAATCCAGCAGCAGATCATCGCTGATTATTTTGGCTATGTCTCACACAGCAGCGTCCCCCATGCGGTCAAATCGCTTGACCGTAGGATCAACACGGAACCTGAGTTAAGATTTATTATCAGAAATATCTTGAAGAACGTCACTAAAGAAATTAAACCAACTAAGTAGACCATGAAAAAATTATTCGTATTGGCATTATGCATCACTCCCATAGCCGCAGTGTTGTTTAGCTCCACCTCACCGGATCTACCTGAACCTGTCGCGGAAGAGCCTAAAGAAGAACCTGAACAGATCAGCGCGTCTGTCCTCCTGTCAAAGTGGCAGGTGGAGAAGATGATGAGGAGTTTTGACGGCGATGACCATCCGTCGGATATGCGCGTCTTCACCTCTGTAGTCAACAACTCTGCGGACGGCTGGCGTATCTCATCAACGCATTTGGTTCGTAACCCGAAGAATGTGATCCTACCAACCACAGATTATCACGTCATTGATTCTTCCTACATCGATTTCTCTGGTAATCTCAGAGAGTGTGTGGAGTATGCGAGATCCTATAAAGGTCACCATGATTATATCGTCGTGCCACTGAAATAAAATTTTGCCGAGAGAGTCCGGCAATTAAGACTTCGCTGACGGGGCAGTTAAGCTCTCACCCCGAACCACTAACCAAAAATAAAACCATGAACAAAGAAAGAAAACTGGAATACCCATACATCAATAGATGGAAAGCTTTTCCATCAACTGGATCTGTAAAGGGTATGACCTTATTAGATTATTTTGCAGGTCAAGCTCTTGCATCTCTGACTCAAGGTAGCCCAGATAAAAGAGCAGATAAGGCTTATGAAATAGCTGAAGCAATGATGGAGATGAAACTTCATACTTTATCGAATCACGATGATGTGTAATACACCAGACCACCAAAGCAGAGGACACGCAGAGTTCTCTCCGTCGAGCCTGAAGTATGTAGCCGCCTGTGCTGGCTACCAAGGCCGAGACGGCACGTCACCCGCTGCTGAGATGGGGACTCGTATTCATGAGGCTCTTGAAGTATTCGACCCTTCTGCTCTCCATAACGAAGAAGAACTCGCTATCTATGAGCAGATCGTTGAGATGGAGAAGGACTTCATGGGCAACTTCGATGAGATCGAGGAAGAGCTTAACGAGATCCAAGTTGAGGTCGCACTCGATGGCACTGAGACATGGGGAACCTGTGACCGATTCTTGATCCTCAAAGGCGGCGACCGTGCCGTCATGGCTGACTACAAAACCGGAATCAGCATCATCGACCCGCCGGAAAAGAACTGGCAAGCGAAGGCATACACGACCGGAGCGTTCCAGAAGTATCCCGACATCAAGGAGATCGTCTTCGCGTTCTACGTTCCGCAGCACAATGCGACGTTGCACCACACGTTCACGCGAGAAGACCTCCCTACTCTGGTCGAAGACCTTAGCCGAGTCATCAAGGCTGGCGAAGAAGTTAGACCGAAATGGGAGTCCGGCACACCTGAGCTTGAGGAATGCACCCCGACTCAGTATTGCCGATTCTGTAGGCACGAAGATACTTGTCCCGCACTAGGCGGTCTCGTTATCAGTGTGGCTAAGAAACTCGATACCACGTTGCCTGACATCGATCCGACTGACGTTGACAATCCGGCCAGACTATCTGAGCTATTTAACATCGCGAAGATCGTGGAGAACTGGTCGATGTCGATTAAACGTAAAACACTCGACGCTCTTAAAGACGGCGAGCAGCTTGACGGTCTTAAACTCCGCTCGATGGGCAGGACTAGAAAGATCTCCGATAACGCGACTTTTGTAAAAATCGCAAAAAAATATGGAATTGATCTGGACACGCTGCTGGATCAAGTTAACTTCCCTCTCGCCAAGGTTGCTAAGAAAGCAGGAACCGACAGCAGACAAACTTTCCTCGACGAATGCGAAGACGCAGGAATCGTAGAAACATCAGACGAGCGGCACTGTGTCGCGACTCAATAAAGCAAACCAATAATTGATATTATGGCTAAAACCCAAAAGCAAGAAGTCGTTGCTGCCGAGACCAACACTGGTCTCTCCACCAACGTAAGCGGAATCGAAATCGACGTAGAGGACATCGAGATTCCACGTATTAACGTCTGTCAAAAGATGTCGCAATCCGACGCACCTGTCGGGTCGATTCTCTTCGACAAGACATACGAGATCGCCCCACCGGATACTCCGGTAAAGGTGATCACCGTAGCGGCCCAGAAGGGCTGGCGGGAGAACATCCCTTTCGAGGAAGAGGATATCCCCCGCATCGCTTGGTCTAAAGAACAAGCCGACGCCATTGAAGCGGAGTCGGACTGGGACATGACTGAGTTCGCCGAGATCACTCTCCTCATGCGTCAGCCTGAAGGTAGTGAAGAAGGCGATGCGTTCCAGTTGCCTATCGGCGACCACAACTACGCATTGGGCAAGATCAACGTGGGTAAGAACGCATACCGTTCAACCTACAAGCGTCTTGCGACATTCGCGGCTCTTCAGTCTGGAGTTCCTATTCATAGCAAAGTTTGGAACTTCGTTTCTGAAGAACTCAGCAAGGGCAAGTATACTTGGTTTAATCCGTCACTCAGCGTGACTAAGGAAGAAGCCGATGAGGATGTCACCGCCTTTGTTAAAAACTTTCTCGGAGCGTAGTTATGACTGACCAAGAGAAAGAACAAAAAACCCGTGATCTCCTGCTTGAAGAGATCAAGATGCTCGACGGCATGATCGCTGAAGTCGAGGATCAACTCTCGCAAGTCGGGAGCAACTTGAGAAAGTTGCGGGTAGTTCGGGAGGCACTCCAGCACGTTACTGGCGAGCAGACCGAATTGGAATTGGACTAGGAATACTAGTAACACTAGTAGGATACAAGCCCACCGCAGAGTTTTTAATTTTTTCCTTTGCGGTGGGTTTTTTCTGCTCACAAATAAACTTATATGATTACATACGCATTAGATTTTGAAACCTACTACGACAAGCACTGCTCGATACGAAAGCTTGGCCCGTTAGGTTACTTCTCCCATTACGACTTCGACGCCTATATGGTGAGCGTTGTCGGAGATGACGGCTACGAGTTTGTAGGCCACCCTGAAGATTTTGACTGGAACCTGCTTAACGGCAACATCGTCCTGTCCCATAACGCATCATTCGATGAAACACTTTACCTATATGGAATCAACTGCGGTTGGTGGCCGGAGGTGAAACCAGCCGAATGGCACTGCACCGCCGACATGGCCGCTGCGGTCGGCTTGCCGAGATCGCTGAAGAACTCAACTGCTGAAGCTTTCGATCTGGAGGTCTCTAAATCCACCCGTGATAATATGTCTGGCAAGACGTGGGCGGGTATGACTAAAGAGTTCCAGAAGGAAGTAGAGGAATACGCCATCAAGGACTCCGTCCTCTGCCTCCGTCTGTGGAAGGCTTACGAGTCTAAATGGTCGCAGTTTGAGAGGGACATCAGCGTTACGAATCGACGGATCGTTCAGAGAGGAATCCCGATTGACGTGGACGCTCTACGCAAAGCTAAGGAGACGATCAACGAACTCATTTTTGAAACAGAGAAGGCGATACCTTGGGCAGACGAGAAGCCGTTACTTAGCCGGAAAGCGTTCGACGAACACTGCATTCAACTCGGCATCGAACCGCCAGCCTCTCTCGCTAAAACGGATGTCGATGCCCAGCGGTGGATACTGGCACATGGCCACAAATACAAATGGATCGAGGCCGTAACGAACTGGCGTCGTATAAACACGATCAAGAAGAAGCTCGATAGCTTCGACTTCGCGACGATGCCGGACAGCAGATACTACGGCGGCATTATGTATTTTGGCGGACACACCGGACGCTTCAGCGGTAGTGGAGGTAATCTTAATCTCCAGAACTTGCCGAGAGAAGGAATGTTCGGGGTTAATATGCGTAACCTCATTACCGCGCCTAAAGGTAAGAAGCTAGTCGTCGTTGACCTATCTCAGATCGAAGTCCGCACTCTTTGTTGGCTATCCGGTGACCGAGAGACGATGGACGCAATCGAGAAGTCCGACGACATCTACGAGGCATTCGCGATCCAGTTCGGTCTGTGGTCTGAAGACAAGGGAGTCCTGAAGAAGAAAGACGCCAAGCTAAGACACAAAGTCAAGGCTCTCGTATTGGGCTGCGGCTACGGTGCAGGGGCTAAACGGTTTGCTGAGATGTATGATATGCCTCAGAAAGAAGCTCAAGACGCTGTGGATCTTTACCGAACCAAGCTCGCGAAGGTTCCCCAATACTGGAAGAAGCTCAACAAAGAAATCGATAAAGCCTATGATGTCGGCCACCTGTCTCTACCGCTACCGTCTGGCAGGTCTCTTAACTACGGGAATATCCGCAAGACTCTGGCCCAAGGACGAATCCAGTTTGTTTCCAGCATTAACCGGAACGGCCAGAAACGCATCATGAAACTGTGGGGAGGAGTCCTCGCTGAGAATCTCTCACAGGCTCTGGCCAGAGATATTTTCAGTTTCATGATGTTAGAGATCGACAAGGCTGGCATAGACATTATCTTCCATGTTCACGATGAAGTGATCTGCGAATGTGATGAAGACGAAGCCGAAGAAGTCCTACAAAAAATTACTAAAATTATGTCCACTCCTCCTGAGTGGATTAGCGATATCCCTCTGGATGCGGAGGGAGAAATTCTAACCCAATACCAAAAATAATGACCTACAGATATTTGCGTAACCTACGCGACAGCAAAGCCCAGAAAACCAGCAAACTCGATAACCTTAATCCAACTAAACCCCCATTTAAGAATAAAGCGGACTATCGGGAATGGTGCAGCAACAGTAATACCGACCACATATTCTATTCTTGCGTTGAAGGACGCGCACCTTCCAAACGAGTAAGCAACGACAACCCCGCCCACAAGATACACGGCGTAGTAGCCGACTACGATTCACCCATCGATTGGAAGTCTTTTCGTAATAAATTAGCCAACGCCTGTGCGGGTATCCCCCTACCTACGTGGGCTAGCCGAACTCATAGCGGTTACCTACGATTAGTTTGGGAGTTTGATTCGGCGATACCGATTGACCCCTCTATGTATGACTCGTTTATGGATTACGTGAACAAGTCGCTGAAGATGGACAAGCTCTTCGCTGGTTTTGATAAGACTTCATTGAAGCCTAATCAATATTTTGAGTTAGGCGAAGACTGGATTAAGACAGGCGACGCGACCCCGACCGACGTAGTCCATGCTTGCCTGTCGAAGGCGGTGTCTTCTAAGCCGCCTGAATCTTCCGATACCTCAGTGCCGATAGATGTCGTCGCGCCTGAAGTCGAATCCCGATTCCCGAACCGTTGGTTCGGTGAATTTGAAGTAGGGGCCAGAGGGCCGTTGTTCTGGATCGATGATGGGATCGACCGAGACGGTTGTCAGGTCGTGGAGGATGGTGTTGTGTGTTACAGCGACCGCGCTGGTAAAGGCTTTATGAGTTGGGGCGATATCTTCGGAAGTTCGTTCGTCAAAGATTACGAGACCAAGAAGCTGTCTACCCTACTCGACGAGTACTGGTTTAATGGCAAGACCTTCTTCAAGCTCCTATACGGAAACGCCGTGTCGATACCGAAGGAGCAACTCCTTCTAGAGCTTCGACAAGCGGGGTTCTCTGTCAGGGTTAGGAGAGGTAGAGCGATCAGCGAGGTGGAGGAAGCTGTCCTGACAGTTAGTAATAACAACCGGATCGATGAGATTGCACCTGTGGTGTTCTCAAGCGACCGCATTGTGTCCTACAACGCCAGCCGTATTCTCAACTGCTCTAACCTAGTTCCGGTGGAGCCAGACTCAGACGGAGATCCATCGAAGTGGCCGTTCCTGCACCAATGGCTGAATCAGTTATTCGTGAATAGCTCAAAGAACTCCGCCTTAGATTATTTTTACTCATGGTTGCAGCGTTTCTACACTGCGGTTTTGGATAGGGTTCCCTTACAGGGACAAGCTCTGCTGCTGGTCGGGCCGACAGGTCGCGGCAAGTCGCTATTGTCGAACAAAATTATCAGTGGCCTTGTAGGGGGTTTCTCTGATGCGTCTGACTACCTGTCAGGTCAGACGAAGTTCAACAAAGACTTAGGTCGTGTCGCCTCATGGGTTATTGACGATACGACCTCGGCAGCTAGCTTCCAAGACCAGAGACGTGCGACCGAACTACTTAAGCGTGCGGTAGCCAATCCGAGAGTCGAGTATATGGCCAAGTATGCGGACGCCATGTCTATTCCTTGGACAGGACGAGTTATCTTGTCGCTGAACATGGATGCCAACTCGCTGTCAGTGATACCGTCTCTGGATACCAGTAACCGCGATAAGCTCATGGCGTTGCTTATAAGCGACAAGTCCACAAATAGTTTTCCGGCTAACTCTCAACTAGAGGCTACCATCGAACAGGAGCTGCCTCACTTCGGTAAGTTCCTCCTCGACTGGAAGGCTCCTAAAGAGGTAGAGGACGTTGGTCGGTTCGGCGTTAAGTCCTACATCGACCCCACCATCGCGGACGCCGCATACGACAACAGCAGTCGCAGTTCAATCGCGGAGTTGGTCGAGTTCTTTGCCAAGCGTTGCCGTGAGCTTTACCCCGATATGGGTAAATGGAGCGGGACTCTGACTGAGTTTCAGGTGATGGTGCATGAACTAAACAACGGGCGCGATGTCGGTTCTTCTCGTAATCTGGAGTTCTGCCGACGAGGCATGATCACTCTGGAAGAAGCTAGTCGGGTCAATAACAAGATCCGTCCCGTAATGTCCCAAGGACAGGGAGGGGGCAAATTATGGAGTATTGATCTCAGCGAGAATTACGATATAGGTTATGCAGCGGATGACAAACGAGGACATTCAGATAAAGAGGCAGGAGCTTTGCGGTGAGTTCTGGCTAGACCTTCGTGAAGCGATAGAGGCTGTGGGAGGAGACTCATCTACTATAGACCTATACGCGGATGCCCCACTGAGTGAGTTTATTGAACTCGTAGCACCAAACGGAATAAGGCCCGTCTTTAAAAAGACGGGTCATATTCACCACAAAAAACTACCGCCGGAGGAAGAATGACTCGAAAGCGTCGGGCCGACGGGTCTTCTTAATCTCGATGTTGTATCCGTCGGCCTTGAATCGGAACCCGTCTTTGTCGTGAGTGCCTCTCTTGTTGAATCGTTTTTTGTGGATGATCGTCTTCTTAGGAGTCCAACCACAGAGCCATACCTTCCGTAGACCTTTGTGGACTCGCATGAAGAAGTATATATTGGCTTCAAACTTACTGAACTTGGTGCTGACTACCGAGGCGTTGTAGTCCAGCTTAGGAGGGGTATTGCAGCTCTTGGCCTTAACGTCAACCTTGAGACCTTTGTATTCGTAGTCGTGGGTAAAAGACTGGTCCCCGACGTAGTCGAACTGCTTGAAGGTATTCTCGAAAGCGACCTCACCTAAGAAGCCAGTCATGTTCCCTTTGCCGTTCGTGAACGACGTTCTCAACTCACCTAACGCATCGGATCTTCGGCACGCTTCTGCGACATCTTCTGGCGTGGGTTTGTAGAGTATGAAACGACTCATGATTTGCGCTTACGCGCTTTCTTCAGGAGCCTCTTTTTGCTCCTGTATCTCGCGGTCTTCTCCGCGATCTTCTTAGGTTGCTTGACGTATTGCTTACCTTTTCGCATACCTTTACGCTTCTTACGGCTGGTTCGGTCATATTCCTCGTCAGTCAATGCTTCACGCGCAGCCTTTGGTAAATATCGCTCGCCCGTTTTGAGCGACGGCTTACCAGATTTGGTTCCCCATTTCTCTCTTGTCCAGTTGTCCAGAGATCTCTGTGAAGCTTTCTTAGGCATTAGTAACCGGATTGTGGTTTAGACCGTTTACGGATAATCTTCTTAGCCTTCTTCTTGGTAGACGGCTTAGTGTGTCCGTAGCCTTTCTTCTTCATGGCAAGGTGCTGCTCGTAGGTGTTAGCCTTGTAGCCTTTACCATTCTTGTCATACATCATGTGTGGTTTAAAATCCTTCATTAGTCTCTGTATCCTCCTCCGTTTTTCTTGTATCTTGCTGCTAATAGCTGTGCTTTTCGTGCGGACCATTGGCCAGCTTTACCGCCTTTGGTTCCGGCCTTGATTGAGTTAAATAGACGTTTCCTCATCGTAGGCTTCGTGTAGTTGCCTGCCTCATTGACCTTTGATTTCTTTTTCATTTTAAGCGTTTAAGGATTCGTTCGTAGGCTGGAAAGAAGACCTCGTCGATGCATCGGACGCAGGCTTCCTCTTCAAAGTTCTCGCAGAACGAGATACCAGCGATGTGGAAGGCGGCGTGTAGCATTTCATGGCGTAAGGTCGGGATGATTTCGTGTTCTGGTAGTTTGTTGTGTAACTGGATTATCCGCTTCTCATGGAGATACTGACCGTAGCACCCCTCTAACTCAGTCTTGTGGATCTTGATCCGCTGACCTGCAATCGTGACTGATTTTAGGGATTTCACTTCTTGGATCTGTTCCTTGATTTGCTGAGTAGTTGTAAGTTCCCGCGTGAGTTGTTTCTAGGATTACCGTCTTTGTGGTCAACGTCCTTGCCCTTGACCCGCTTGCCTAAGATCTTCTTCATTTTACGGCGTGCGCCATTACGGCTAGCCCGATTCTTTTTCTGCTCCGGCTTGCTGTGGTAGTTGTCGTATTCTTTTTGGTAGTTCCTCATGGGTTGTTAAAGTAACTGACAATCGCCTGTGCGTATACGTCGGCCAGTAGTGAGTGCTTTACGTCAAAGAGAACCCATTCCTTTGGGCAGCTACCGAAGAAAGGCTCGCAGATAACGGCTGGCGGCGGCACGCTCCTCAAGAACCCGCCCCCGCGACCGCCCGATTCAATCGCCTTAATCCCTCTGTCCGACTGCACCTTAAAGGTCTCGGCGTGGGCTTCGCGGAAACACTCAGCCAGACGGCGACCGTTGTTGCTGGTGTGGTAATGCAGATATTCGTAGCCCTCTGCTTTCGAGCTTGAGTAGCTGTTGAAGTGTAGTTCGATTGCGATGTCGCACTCCTCCTTCGCGACGCTTTCGCCCAACCAGTCCATCGCGCCGCTGTAGCTCTCCGACGGGTAGTCATCGAACACAACAGATTGAATCCCTTGATGGCGCAGGTGGCTCTTCAGCAGGTCTGCGACCTTCTTGTTGTAGGTCCACTCGTCCACGCCTCCGACGGACGTGGCCCCTTTGTCTCCGATCCGGCTGTGTCCCACACAGATGGCGACCTTCTTGAGATTCTTAACCTTCTTACGCTTTACGGCTTTAGCCGCTCTGTAAGCGGCTACAAGTTCTAAGATCTTGTCGAGTATCTGGCTTGGACTCATTTACCGATGATGATTGCGCGACGATATGAATAATCGCTGTGGAACTTCTGGCCTCGGCCTTTTAGCTGGCCTTCTTTAAACTGATACGTGACGCCCTCAACCAGCGTCACCGTCGGAGGGTCGAGCAATGCGCTCTCGTTCAAACTTGAGTCGTTTCGCCAAGCGTTCGATCCGCAGCTTGGCAGCAGGAGAGCCATCAGCGGCAAGATCATCAATGTCGTCTTCCAGTTCATAAACGTATGTTCTTTGTTTGAGACCGACGTAAGCTATGTATGCCTTAGCTGCTGCGGTCAGTAGTTTGATCATTTCTTTATTTCTTGTAAGTAATATCTTCCACCGTCCCCTTTCACAAAGTTCCTTCCACGTTCTTTTTCATAGGCGATAGAATCTTTGACGGATGTATGTCCCATACCCTTTAAGAGCATACCGTTTCTAGGGTCAATACTACCTTTGTGCTTGTACCAATCAAAGGGACTATTAGGGTCATCCTCGTTAGCGCGATGCCACACCCACGCTTCAAATGCTCCTTCATTGGTTCTTTCGGGAACGGAATCTCCGGCTGCGAGGGCGGCAAGCTCCTCTTCTGTCGGCCTATCCGTAGGTTTATCTATATTTAAAGGCATTAGCTCCGCAAGTTCCGCACCTGTTTTTTCGTCGTATCTTTTACCTTCAGGATCGAACTCAGTGGCCACTTTTCTAGCCACTTTTCTAGCCGCTTTTTTAGCAGCAGTTTTAGCAGCAGTTTTAGCAGCAGTTTTAGCAGCAGCTATAGCGGCAGCTCTAGCATCTACCCTTTTTTCAAATGAGTCGGACATTCCCTAATCACTTATCCTTAGCCTTGAACACGTTGAGCGCGAGCCAGTCGATGATCTTATAGGCTTTACCAATGAAGGTATCGTCCTTCGGTGTAGGGGTGAGGGCAGCGATAGCTGATGCGGCTGCGATGACGGCGGTAACAACCCCGAAGAGCTGTTCTTTGTTTTCGATGATGTAGTTAATCATTTTTCTTACGGTTACGGAATTTCTCAACTGCTGTTATAGCAGAGAGGACGGCGATGATCAAGCCGAGAAAAGCTGAGACCATCTGGATGATTACGTTGATGTTTTCGGGCAGCGTAGACATGAAAACGAAGATGGATGCTAGGATGCCGGAGATTGGGTGTGTGAGGTGTTGGAACATTGTAGTTCAATAAGTTAGGTGTGTTGATCGGTTAGATCTGCGGGAATGTTGAGAAATCTGCTTCGGTAACTGTATAGTTTGTCGATACCCCTGCCTGTGTGTCGGCGGTAGCGATCATGGTGTTGAGGTCTGAAATATAGTCTGCTATAGGAGTCCCCGCTCCTGCCCCGCCGAATGTCCAAACAGTTACAAGCACAAGCTCTCCGTCTACAATTATGAATGCAGGGTTGCCGCTGTCGCCACTAATTTTATTCTCATGGAAAATGAGCCTGTTGGGGTCAACGGGTGTCTGCATATTACCTCTAGAACGCCAATCAATAATAAGAGCTTTCTCCTCTTGGTCGAGGCCGAGGCAAGCTACCCTACTGAAGTTTTCCAAATAGTTACTGTGATCACTAGGCATTACAGCGCACGGCTTGATCGTGGGCGGAAGATCGCTGTCTAAAGTATAGATTGTTAAGTCTGGGTAGTAGTTTCTAGATTCAGGGTGTCGGGCTTTTCCGGCCACCGTGCGGTCATGCACCGTGCCGTCTTTCTCCACGAATCTCACCACTGCGCCTACAGAATACTCGTAGTGTGCCGCTCCAATGACGTGCCTTGGGGTCACCAGTGTCCCCGCTCGTTTATGGCCACCACTACTGTTCCAAGGGGACGCGCACGTAATATCTAGGTCTCCGCACCACAAATCAGGGTTTCTGACATAGGTGGAACTCGCGTGATCCTGTGAAGTAAATATCTTCCCGTTAGCCTCCATGCTCATGGAGTCGTCCAGCAAACCGTCGATTTGCTGAGAGCAATGAGTAGATAAAGAGATTTGCGGCTCAGACTCAGGGAGCGGGTCTTCGTCTTCGGGTTTCAAAGACAGCCATTGTTCTTTAGTCACGATGGATAGCACTCCTTGCTCAATGTAAGGCCGGAGGGCAGCGAGGTCCGATGAAGTCACTCTCCACGTTGCGAGTTGCAGCATGAGTTGACCACTACCGTCAGTGGTGGTTAAAAGTTCTTCGGCAGGTGGGAGTCCGCGTAGGGTCTTAGCTTTAGCTCCACCTATTGGGTAGCCTCTGGAATCGTCAACGTAGCCAGAAAGAGCAGGGTAGGCTTCCGGTGTGGCGAGGAAATAAAACCAGCCGGTGTCCAACTGATCCTGTTCCAGTTCAGTGAGTGGGGGTTCTTCTATGTAGTCTTCGTCTGACATGGCTTTTAGAAAATGCTGGAAGCGGAGTTAATATAATCGCGAACCTTCGTCGCCTCGCCGTCCGTCAGAGTCTCGTCGAACAGGTAGAGGTATTCGAGGTCGATGGCAGCGTTGCCGTTACCGTCATAACGTCCACCAATAGTGAACTTCTCCGAAGACAACCCACTGAGGTCGAGAGATTTGGTTTTAGCGTCTGCATTGTTGACTTTAGAAACCTGCTCGCCATCAACTGCTTTTAATTCATGAAGAACTGCTCCTATATCCTCGTCGTATGTTCCATCGTGTCCGTCTTGAAAAGCGTTGTTGTAATACCAACCAACTTTGTCGGCGGTAGTCTGACGAAGGGAGAATGCCAGACCTCTCGGATTATTATAGTCAGTCTCGTCTGGATCGGTGGAATTGACGGCGAATACTCTGGCGTATGTCTCGCTGCCATAATTAACGCTAAACGCCACAAACATGTATCCTCCGCTGGTAAGCGATTGGTTAAACAAACCACTCATGAAATTATCAGAACCGTCGAATCGGAGGAATGGTCTGCGAACCAAAGTCGCAGGGTCTTCCGTGTTGCTCTTGTTGATGGTTACCGTCTGACCTGTCGAGCAGGTAAACGAGGATGCCTTGTGGTCTGCATCGGAGAAGTCAATGTTAGTATTAGATCCTTCGCTTACGCTGAGTATTGCCCCATTTAGACCTCTACCATTGCCCCACCCGATTTGCGTGGTGGATGTTTGCAGTATTGCAACTCCAGAGGTGGCGGTTTGTTGTAAAGAGCCATCAAGGTAAAGTGCAACAGTATTACCTACCCTTGTCACTCTGGCTGTGTGTTCCTGACCTTCGGTAATTGCGTCAACGCTGGTTCTAATGTCAATACTTGGGTTTGTGCCATCCCCTCCGCAGAAAAAATAAAGTAGTTTTTGATGGTCATAGAAACCAAAATGTAATCTTCCACTCACACTCCCTTGGTATTGCGATAGAAGGTGAGAATACCCTGTGCCTGAAGCGAACTGGTTAATAATAAAATCAATGGAGATGTCAAAATCAGCCGTTGCAGGTATTACAGGGGCATTTACGCTCGCAAAGTTACTGCTCACGGCTGGGATATACAAATGACCGTCACCGACTGGAACGTGGGCGCGTGGTTGTTTGGTCGCTGTTGTCTGGGTCGCGTTTGCGCCTCCACTCACTCGGTTGTCTAAGGTGGCGACCAAACCAAGGTTTGACGCAGTCGGGGGTAGGCTACTAAAGGATGTGGCGACACTGCCTTCTTCGACCTGTGGCATTGCGATTTCTACAGAGTCGCCTTGGGTGTTTACCCAAATCCCAAACCAAATATCGCCATTACTTGCGTTGCCAGTAAAGGTGCGTTCTACTCTAGTCCACTCTTCACTAATTTCGCTGGTGATGTTGGTAAGATTACCTTGAGCGGAGTATTGGTGGTAAAGTTGAATGGTTCCAGTTCCCGATACCCGTCTTATCCAAAAGCTGCCGGTGTAAGTTGTCCCTGCGGTGGTCTCAATGGGAGGAGTGCGGAAAGTTCGGTGTGTTCCACCAGACGCTTCAAAGATTTTTGACGGTTCACCAAGGTAACCTGACCCATCGGTCAGCGTTGTAGAACTGGCCGCGATCCAATTAGAGAAGTCAGTTTTTGTAACTAAGTTGGTGGCTGCTGCCAGCATCGAACTCCCCGCCTCAAATGCCAGAATCGGGTTGAGGGATAAGGGGTCGAAGGGGGAGAACGCTCTACCCCTACTAAGACCTAAACCGAGACCGAGCCGAGACATGATGCCGTTATACTTGGTTGTATGCGAGAACCTTGCCGGAGGTCAAGGCGAACGAAGTGATCTGACCGTAGATAACCGTTCCGGCAGGAATGGCGAATCCGGTCAAAGTTCCAGTCAATTCGGGCCAAGTAATTGCGCTGAAGTTAGCTTCTTCCAGCACCTGAAGGGCGCAGAAATCGCCTGAAGCACTGCCGCTTGTTACGCACACAGCTCCGCTCTGGCCGAAGGATTGTTTGTCGATTTTATTAGTCATGAATTAAATAATGTTTGGGGTGTTGAAATTGTTTCCGGTTGGTCTAAGGGTGACTTTAGGCTTCGCGGCTCCTCTGGTGGCGTCCAGTTCCTCATCGAGAAGCTGGCGGCAGATCGTCCAGTGATACTGGGCGCGTTCCAAATCGGCGTTGTCTTCCGCCAACATACCCAAAAGACCGTGCTTGATGACATTAAGGTTGCCGAGATACAAGATGTCGTCCTGCGTCAGGACTGGCTCCCATGCTCGTTTGAGTAGTAGTTTGACGTTTTGAGTCGTTCCACTGCTGTTAGAGAACCTGAATCGGCGGTATCGAGCTACCCCGTCGCCTTTGATTTCTGCTAGAGTGGTTGTTGTGGCAACACCATCGGCGGTTACTACAGCGACAAGGCGGATTTTATCTGGAATTCCGTAATACGAGACATTCTTAATCTCAATAAGTTCACTTGTGTCAATAAACTCAGAAAAACTACCTCCCGAAAGGGGGATATTATAATTGCTGCGATTCTGACCTACTACCATATCAATGGTAACTTCTCCATCAGAAGGCAACTGTACGGTCGCGTTCGTTTGTTGATCGACGGACGGTATGGGGATCGCTTTTATGGAGATGGTATAAGCAGAGCTGGGATAAGATATTTCCTCTATAGTGGGGTGAAACCCGTCGTCCACAACGCCGAAAATGGGCGCAGGTCCGTCACTGGCGTAGCCAGAGATCCGGTAATCGTGCCACTGAGACTGCGCCTCTACCGGAGAATTCTGCAACATAGCCCCTAAAAGGCTGTCAGCGTGTTCGGGCAGCGCGAAATAGTCGTTCGTGGTCTCAATAGACCAGTCATACAGAAGATCCCGCCACATCCCCATAGCGTAGAGGCGGGGCATGACCATGTTCAATTTCGCCACGATATCCTCATCGGGGCGCACATAGTCGGATAAGGCTTTGGTTACGGCCTTGACAGTCAACGCTGGCATAGGCCGAATATAGTCGGGTTAGGCCGTCAAGTCAATCACTGAGAAATAGGGGGTAATCCTAAGCCACGGCGTAGACAGGCTCCGAGACGGGTGTCACTAGCAAGAAGATCGTCCGGCCCGTCGAAGCGGTCAATGAGTCCTGCCAGCGCATGGCGCGATGCTATAACACCCCAAGAGTTGTAGCTGGCCACTTCTTCGTCAGTTCCGCCCTGCTCCCACAAACCAATCTCCATGCAATTGATTGGAGTAACCAAGTGCGTAGGTAGCTCGATCCACTGCCCCCAGCTATTGTTATCAAGGGACTTCCGAACCGCATCAGTAGCCGCCTCCAACCACCCAATTGCGCCATCCTTTTGTTCAAGCACGTCCAGTGCGAAGTCCGCTGAGTCACGGATAACCTTAGAACCAGCTCTACCAGCAAAGAAGTTATCCATCCAACCCCCACTCCACTCTTTGTATCCGACGAAATCGAATCCGCGAGCCATCTCGGTAAGCCAAGAAAGATCGGACCAACAAATATAATCCATGTCCACCCAAGCCCCTCCTACAGTCACGATAAATTTCTTACGTATCCAATCCACTCGGTGTGTGCAGTAAGCTTTTTCGAGGACTTTCGGAAGTGGACCCAATGAATCTTCCACATCCTGCCTCCCTATCAGGACGGCGTTGGGGTTGTGGTATTTGACAGTCTTCCAGCACAGGTCATAGAACCAATGCCGATTTTTGCCCTCCCAGTAACAGTAGAGTTTATAACTATCGTCGTTTACTCTCTCTTTATCCACACTACCAAAACTTAGTCTCATTCACCTTACCACTAATATTGGACGAGCCTTCTCGCTGGCCTGCGATCCACTCTTTCGGGCAATAAACGCGCCAGTCTTTGCGTCGGTGGGCCACTTCTAGCTGGTGGTCGATGTGCTTGTTCGTATCTCGATAGTCTGTCGCGTAGGAGATGTGGCGGTATAGCTTCTCAAACGTAGGCTGGTTTACAGCGTAGGCGTGGGTTCGGTTGACAGAGCCGCCGATAATAACATTAGGAGATCTTGTCTTTGAATTATCTCTCCGGTGCTGGCCACCTAAATATATCTGGCCCCAGTCGTCCGGCACGTCTTCCATGAACTCATTGAGTTTCTTTAACGCGTCTTCCTTGAAGATCACGTCGTCCTCCAATACCAATACGTTATTTAAGGTCAACGTATGCTGATTATCTCTAGTGTGTAGAACGTCTTCAAGGATTCGCTGATGTGAACGCAGGCAACCCCACGCTCCGTTTCCAGAATTCCAATCGGCGGGATGGGTTGTCCAGTCACCAATAATGGCTGGATAATAATGAACCCAGTCATTATTAGCCATTCCGGTTTCTTCCAAATGCTTCTTCGTCTCTTCAAGACGATCCGGTCTGTGAGCGCAGTTTATCACGTAAACGCGGTCAAACCAGTCGGTTAGATTTTTCATGATTGTGAGTCTGATTCTGATACTGATGAGCTACTCTTAGCGGAACCACTAGAGCTAGAGCCACTAGAGCTAGAGCCGCTGTAGCTACAAGACGAACCACTAGCGGTTACTGTGATGGTAAGTGCGCTAGATGAAGAACCAGAAGAAGTATCTACGTAATCTCCTGACGGATCATCTGCGTCCGTCCCCCCTACGTATTCGTCTCCAAAGGCATCCGTGTAGATCCAAGCAACTCCGTTCCATTGAATAGTCTGCTCTCCTCCTCCTCCTGTAGTGTAGAGACCCCTGCTTTCGTCCCAATCTAAATCGAAAGGTCCAGCTACCGAGCTACCGCCTGCATCGTAGTGGGTGGCTTGTGCATCACAAGGTAACGACATTACTTTCTAGGATAGGCTGAGTTAATAAACTTCTCGTTAGCGATGAATTGCTCTCTGCTACGCTCAGGCATATCGAGATGCTTGAATCCTTTACGTACTCCGGTCAGCTTCAAAGTAACCTTAGTCGGCCTCAAGAAAGATAAAGGCCAAGCTGAGAGGATCACGTTGTTCTCCTCGACCACCGCGCCAACTGATCCGGCCCTGTCACCAGCTACGCCTGTTATGACCATTGAATCTGGCTCGCATACAGCTAAAAATCGATCATCGATTCGGGTTACGGTTTTGGGGCCGACCACCGGAACATCTCTCATAACGAACTCAAAGAGAACCTCGTTGGACTCCATCGTGAACAGCGCACCGTATCCTTCGTCATGCCAGTCCATCGGCACGATAGCTGTTGATTTATCGGAACCGGAATCAGAGGTAGAGGTAGAGGTAGAGGTAGAGGTAGAATCAGAGCCGGAGCTACTGTCAGAACCTTCGCTGCCAGACGCTTCCTCTGGCTCCGCGAAAGCGGTTATCCAGTAAACGTCGGTAGATATGTTCTGGTCTAGTGACGGGATGTCGTAACCCGCGTCTCCCTCCGCGACGTTCCCGATTTTTACGTAGAACTTACCGCCGTCGTCATTAGGTAGGCTTTGTTGGTCCGGTGCATCTGGCCCCTTCAATTCACACGAAGTAACAGAACCGGCTGAGTCGGTTTCCCAGTAAAGATAGACATCGCCACGCCAATTTAGCCTATAGAATTTATAACGGTTCTCCCCACTCTCACCCTCTTCAGGTTTGAGTTGGTCGGGGGTAATTACTTGCGGATTAGTTATACCTGTTTGAGATACCAAACCGTCCGGCCCAATTACCATCTTGTTAATCTGATGAACCAGAACGCCGTAACAGATGTGTATCCCCTCCGCATTTTCCGCTTCTCCCTCACCGACGGGGCAGGGTCTCAGGGCAAAGGGATACGGTTTGTAGTCTGGAAGTTCCCTAGAAGTCTCCACAATAGATGACTCACCTCCTGTATCGAAAGAAATGTCGTAGTTTGGGTTATCCTGCGGCGCGTTGTTTAGCGGGATCGGCAAGTTGATATTCCCTCTTTCAAACGGTTCACTCATCTAAACAACGGGTTTGAAAATCTTCGTGGTCTCTTTCAACCAGCCTCCTCTAAACTTCTTAACAGTAGAAGACACAGTCATCTCCTCCGGCCAGTCGGTGTGGTTAGTCGCGTCGAAACTATAAACTCCGGCGGTGTAGACATACGTCTCATCTTCTGTTCCGTTAGTCACGCTTATAGACACTGGTCCGTGCAGCGTCTCCCTGACGTTCAAATTGAAGTAGGGGGTGGATACAGCGATTGATTCGGGCTGCATGGTCTTAGTAAGAGTATCTGGAGAAGGTTGACTGTCAGACCACACAACCGAAACGACTGCTTTACACGGCCCTCTATACGCCCCTTTAGAGTATTTGACCCTTGGTGAGTAGGTCTCAGCACCGGATCTCTTCTCCCAGAGGTCAAAATAAATAGCCTCTAAGACAGGCGGGAAAGAGTAATTCACATACGAAGTATAGGAGAAGGCTCCGCCTCCGTCGGCTTTATTTACAACTTGTTGCTTTGTGACCGCATACCAGTTGTCTGAGAGTTGCTGCACCGTCCGTAAAATGCCGCCCGACGTTAATTTCCAGTATTCGCTGTTAGGGTCTTTTGCTAGAGCCGAGATAGAATACGATACCGAATTTACTAAGACTTGCTCAGTCGCATACATCAAGGTCTGCTTCGTGTAGTTCGTCTTTGAGAAAAACTCGTCGTAGTCCAGACGATACAGGGGGACTTTCTTAACGTAGACCCGCTGCTCGATGACATACAGACCGTTAAGCACCTTGTCGTTAATCGGGATCTGTTTACGCTGTGCCAGAACATACGTATCGTTATGAGACCCTCCAAGTTCATCAACTCTAGCGGTTGAGGGGAACTTATCGACCGGAACATTGGGAATAGTATCTCCCATCGCCGGAAGTTCTGGGTCGAACTCGCTACGGCGGATCACGTAGTCCCGCGCCACGGCGTCGAACTTAGTTCCTCCGATATCAGCTTCCGTATACGACCAGTTGTCGTTGTCCTGATCTAGCTGGTCAGCAGCGTAGTAGTAACGGTAATACCGAGTCTGTTGTTTAGGGTCAGCGGCCTCGACGTGGACCAGTCTGTGGTTTGGCCACTTCTTGGAGTCTGGATGCTTGCTACCGTATTCCGGTATGTCCGTTCCGACCCGCTCTGCGTCTACGGACTCAAAGAATAAGATGTCGTTGACGTTCGGCGTGGGGAACGTGACGACTGACTGTCTCTGCGGTGATGGGTTAAGGGCCATATCCGTTTATATCCGTTTAGGAGGTCGCAACTTTGATGACGGCGAAATTCACTTTGACGGGGGAGACGGGTGTTACATTGCTAGTTCCGCCGTTTCTTATAGAGATATCGCAAGTTCCTGTTGTTGTGTTAGTAACTGAAACTGACAACGAGTCGTCTCCGTCTTGTAAAGACACAACCACAACATCGTTCGCTCCTATAGCAGTGTTGGTCAAAGTGAAATTAATCGACGGATTGGCCGGAGTGGAGCCGACGAAGGGTGAAAGATACGTATGAGAAGAGAGGAGGGTGATCACTCCAGAGGGGGCATTCAAGGTGACTCCTGTAGTAATACTTCCGGCGGGGTCTTGAGTCGCCGTGCCGCCAGATGAGTATCCTAGATCTGCGCTGGCTAGGATGTCGGGTGCGGTAACATCTCCATTTGTCACAGAGACATTACCAGTTCCAACGGAAACATCGCCTACTGACGTGGTAATATCACCACTTCCCGTAGAGATACTGCCAGATCCCGTAGATATACTGCCTGATGACACGGTAATATTTCCAGATGTTACGGAGATGTTACCATTGGAAGTAATATTACCTGTCGCTGAAACCGTGTTTGCCGTTAGACTGTTCATGGACAGGTCAACCGTGCCAGTAACACTCGTTGAGCTAGTAATCGCGTTAGGTCCGGCTGGTCCGGTCGGTCCGGCTGGTCCAGCTAACATGGTAAGAGAATAACTGGAATCAGTTACAGTCAGACTGTGCCGAAGCGATTCTGTGATTTGTACGTCCATTACTCAATAGTGATGCTGTCTTCGACGAAAACTTTCCCGTAAATCAAACGTGAGCGAGTTCCTGAAGCGGTTCGGAAAAGATCCCACTCATAAGTCGTGTTACCATCTAACTTTAAGGTCTCGGTTTTAGATATCCCGACAACCACGTTGTCGCCATCGTCTGTCATAGCATCAAAAGACGCGACAAGAGGTTTCCCTCCGCCGCGTCTAATCTCAGCTTTTAACTCGGAGGCGGCTAAATTTACAGTTACACTTGCCAAACTGGCAGATAACGTAAACGAAAAATCCTCTCCGCGAGCTACTATGATATTATGCTTTGCTGCTGCCATCAGTCATTGCCTTTTCCACGGCGATGACGAAGTCTACCTTATTCGGCTTGCCTTGTCCAGCGTCCGATTTCATCGGGCCACCATTGACAACGTAAGCGTGGACAGACTCCAGATAGTCGTTGGCGAGGGTCATTTTTGACTGAACCCAAGCCTCAGTCATCCTCGGAGAGCCGCAGCCGCACTGCTCCATGAGCTGCTCGGCGTTGGCCATAATGTTGGACAACTGCTGCTGGACCATCTCCAGATCCTTCTGAACATCGTGGTGATGCTCAGAAGGTTCCTCGGACTGGTATACGGTGTTCATTAGGGATATTCACGATAAAACTGTAAAGCGAACTGGTTAGGGGACATTTCACCCAAACCACCCCGCTCTGCGAGCATGGACTTCATATTCTCAAGCTTTCCTCGGTCCGTGCGGGACTTTGGATCGAATGAGGTTCCATGAGTATTCTTGAACAGAGCAATCGCTTGGTCTTCGTATCCTTCAGACACAACTTCAGCTTTAGGAGGAGCTGCGGCAATTTTCGCCTCACCCGCAGGCGTGTCGTAGTATTCTTCAAACAGCTCATCTGAGGTTGAGATACCCTCCGTTAGGTCGGATACCTTGTCTCCGACGGCTCCAACATACTTGTCTTTCAAAGACTTTGCAGCTCCTGCGGGGTCTTTCAAAGATTCTGCGACTCCGCCCAACTTTTCTTTCAGGAGGTCTCCAAGTGCAGAAAAGTCGAGACCTTCGCCTCCTGCTTTTCTTGCTGCTTTTCTTGCTGCTCCTGCTGCTCCTGCTCCTGCTCCTCTTGCTGGGGCATTCAGAGCTTCCTCGATTCTATCGCCTGATTTCGTCTCAAAATCTTTTCCTTCTTCTAAGAGACGGCCAATTTTTGCGTCTTTTGAGGCGAGCGCGATATCCGCGATCTTTTCAGCGTCAGTCTTTTCCTTCGAAATCGCGTCGAAACCTGCTTTAGCGTAGCCCATCTCGTTAACAACCTCATCGGCGTCAGGTAGCAGATTCGCTGGGTCTAGTAGGCTCACTGAACCTCCTTTTTCCCCCATTCGGATCTCGGGTCCATAATCATCTGCAAGCTTCGCTGCTGATTGGAGAACTCCTGCGGTGGCTCTACCTGCATCGGCTGCTGATCGTTTAACGGCCCCAACGGCTTTGGTAGGTAGTGCTAGGAGCGATAGAATATCTCGCTCTCCTGCTTCCAGCATAGCTTCTGCTTTGGGGTTCTCCTTGAAAAAGTCGTTTGTGACTTTACCTAATGTTTCAAGTAACTTTGACATAATAAGTGTTTCTTTCTGTAAATAAGAACCCCGCTGCCCGTTTTAGAGACAGGCAACGGGGTTCATGTTAAGTGATACGTGATTCGGGGTTAAGCAAAAGCTCCAGATGCGATTGAATAAGCGAAATCCTCCACCTTGATGGTTTTAACTTTCTGCTCCGAGACATCGTATACTTGAATCAAATCTTTTTTAGAGAGTTCAGTTACAGCGTCAGAGTCTGATGCGGGAGTCAGTGCGTCGGGAGTAGACCCGTCGGAAGATCCAGAAGCTACCAGTTCTTCAACAATCGGTGCGTCGTCTAGTGTTGGCATAATTATATAAGTGTTACGCTAAGTAATGTTCCCGAAATCTGTTTCGGGAACATTACCTAACTAGATTAATTAAGCAGCAGGAGTGCTGGAGTCACGCTTGAAGAGGATCACATAACCAAACTCAGTCTTGATGGGCTTGGTTGCGCTGGCGAGAACACCACGGAAGAATCCGATGGAACCGTCAGGGTTGGTGATCTCGTTAGCGATGTTCTTCCAGTCAAACTTACCACGGTAGTTGACAGGATCGAAACTGATTCCGTTAGATCCGCTAAGTGGATTAGGGATCTGGGCTTCGCAAACTTCAGGGTGAAGAACGAATGCTGCCTCATAGGAAGCTGCTTCGTAAGAGGGGTTCGGGGTAGCTACTCCGCCTGATACGCTGTAAGGCTCAACCAAGTTGAGTGTGTTGTCAGCGGTATCGCCGGAGGCACTACTACCGTCGGTGTCGGTGTCCTGCTCAAAGCGAGGAGCGAGATCGTCAACGAGGTGGTAGAATCCGCGGAAGGACTTCTCGATACCAAGTGGGGCAATCAGGTCACTGACCTTAGCGTTGTTGTAGCGAACATCATCGCGGAATCCGGCCTCAGTCTGGAGCTGGTAAGAAGCTTCAGAAGAAAGGACGAGAGCGAAGACTGGGCGACCGTTCTCACGACCGTAAGCATTGCTACCAGCACCTGCGCGGACCTGTCGGAAATAGACTTTGTCCAGAATCGCGTTGGAGATGTTTGCAGTAATATTGGTCGCTGTGATCGTCTGATCGACAGTTGCAGTGCCTTCCTTGCTGTCAGCAAAGCTTGAGCTAGCACTCTTACAGATAACGAGGTTATCAGAGACTTTATCAAACTCTTCGCGGTAGCGGGTCTCCCAAGTGTTGCGGGTGACCTGAGTCATGATGTCCATGATGGCGCGAAGCTGCTCCTGACGGTGTGCGGCGAAGCGTAGGTCTTCAAGCGAGATGCGTGGAGACTCGATTACGGCACGTTGCAGGTTGAACTTTTTAAGTTGCTTACCGAACTGGACGAAAGCGCGTTTGTCGGCAGAACCAGTTCCGCGACCGCCCTGAACATCGTCAGCGGCGTCGTCGAGAGGCTGTGCGTTTGCGCCTGACAGAGATGTGTTAAACTGGTTTCCTCCAGAAGAGAGGGTTCCAAGGTCGGACCAGTTAGCCCCTACAGTGCTTCCGCCAGCCTCAGTGGTGGCGATTGCACGGTCATAAACGAGCGTGGTCTGTTGGTAGCCCATTCCATCTGCGAAGGAGGTCTGCTTAGTGAGATCCAACCAAGGCGAGGTGTGGAGGGTACGTGAGTAGATGTCGCTGCCGATGCGGTTAGCTTCTTCAGCGAGAATAGTGTTTACGGCAGTGATGCCAGCGTCAAGATTAAAAGACATTGTTCTAAATAAATAAGGGTTTGCGCTTCCGGCCAACGGGGTCGGAAACTAAAAGAGTTTAGGACGAACCTCTTAGAACTATTCAATGGCTAGAGCAACCGGAGTTTCTATGTGCTGTATCAGTTGTTTTTAGAACTATTCAAAGGCTAGAGCAACCTAACTGATAAGCGAATCTTAACACTGTATACCAATCTGTCAACGGGGTTACTTCGTCAACGAGGTCAACCCGTCGTAGGGTTTTTCCATTAGCTTTCGCAGATCATCGGCTTTCTTGTCGTTAGGAGAGCGGACTGAAGACGCACCTGACCGAAGTTCTTTTTGGAGATCGCCTTGATCTGGGTTGGCAATCGCTCTGTCGGCACTCTCTGCCCGTTCTTCGGGGGACATCCTTGCTTTACGCAGATCTGCCGTGCGGCCTCTATTTCGTTTATACATCCTAAACTTTGCCGCTTCACGCTGCTCCTCTTCAGACGGGCCGAAGAACTTGTCATACGCGAGTCCTCCGAGGGTTTTTGCGGTATCGACCGCTGCGTCGCCAGCCGCATAAATAGTTCCTGCGGGGTCGAGGAAGCCTTGCCCCATGTTTTGTAAGTTTCCTCCCACAGTTCCCCCTCTTTTATACATTTCTTCCGCTTCGTCCCTAGCTTTTTGCCGTTCCTCCTCCGAGTTAGCTAGCATAGCAGATCTATACCCTAGTGCAGCTAATTCAGCAGGCGGGGCGAACTTTAAAAATCTCGACGCGGTACTCCCCGCTTTTTGAAGAGCTGGGCTGTATTTAGCGGCTTGATTGTAAAGGTTTTTGGCAACATTATCGGGGTTCAACTTTGAGAGGTTCTCTTGGAGAACGCCAAGAGCAGGTTTGAATCTACCAGCATTGTCTACGGCTTTTTCTAAAAGTGCTTTGGGAACTGTAGTGGTGTTCGCGGTGGGTCTTGAGAAGGATACCCCCGTCACGTCCGAAGCAAGCCCCCCAAGGGATTCATCGGCTTTCTCCGCAGCCACTCGGATATCCTCAAGCGTCTGGCTAAGGACTTTTTTCTTGTTTTTCTCACTCATCTAAGTAAACCGGTAAATCGAGGGTATCATTTGCTGGTTATAATGTCAACGGGGTCGCTCAGACGCGAGGGCCGCCAATATCAGTAGCGAAATAATGGCGAGTAGGGATGCCTCGTAATAATCCATAACTAAAAGGGGCCAGCTTAATGCTGACCCCATTATATGTGAATTTAGGTTAAGTTTATTACACCGCGCCTAAAGCAGCGTTCACGCGCTCCTCAAAGCTCGCGTTGTCCGATACTCCGGCTCTGGCCGCTGGTGCTTTCGTCTGACCAGACATCGCTGGCTCCGCTTCCTCATATTCAGCGAGGCGGTCGGTCAGCGACTCGACTTCCTTACGCATCTCCAGATACTGCCTTACAACAGTCGGGAACACTTGAGCGGATACCGCGTTGTAGGCATGGTCAACAGGGTGCAGGACAGAGGGATCGGTCTCGGACGCCTTCTGCTGGATAGCAGACATATCGAGGCCGTCGATTGCTTGAAGAAACGGTAACTTCTGCTGGACCCGCTCGACGACATTCCTTGTGATGTTCTGCCTAAGCTGGGCGTTGTCGGCTGCGAAAGCGGCCTGCTGCCGCTC